CCGGCTTCCCCCTGTTGACGGTCCCCCACGAGGTCCCATAAACTTCCCGTCGTAGCACGGGAGGAAAAAGGAGCACAAGTTGAATCTCAAGTCGGAAGCTTAAACCTGGCGCCGACGTTCAGTGCAGGTTCGAATCCTGCTCCCGCCACGCATGGCGGGGTAGCCCAAAGGTAGAGGCGCGTCTACGTCACCGTCTAAGACTCTTGCTCCGAGGTTCAATCCCCATCCGTCGATATTAGGTCGAGTGGGCACGACAATGAATGCCGAGTCGTAGGTTCGAATCCTACTGAGGCCTCCACGTGGCCTCATGGTGTAGCGGCAGCACGCGGCGTCGTCAAGCTGATCGTGTTCTGAAGCGTACTAATGTCGAACTACCGGACGTGTCACCTGAACAGTGACCAAAATGAAGGCCCGGCGCGCTAGGGTAAGCGCGCCGGGCCGCTCCTTTTCTGGAGAACCTATGCGCATCAACGGTCAACGGTTTAAGCTCGCTAAAGTCATCTTCGCCGTCGAGCTGGATAACGGTATGATCTACAGCATCGCCGGTCTGGCGACCGCTGAGATCGAGCATGTGGAGGAGTACCACCATGACTTTTATCCACGTGACAAGCTAACTCGAAAACTGCGAAACGAGACCATCGTGTCCGCAACGTTCTCGAGTATGTACGGAACTCGGATCTTTCGTCAGAACACGTCACCGACGTTTGACGACATCCCCGATCAGCCTGACGAATCGACGCCGCGATCACTGAGTCAAGTTCATGAGTTACCGTCAGGTTCCTGATAGTGTTGCATTGAAGACGAACGACTCCGACGAAAGGACGACTCGTGATACCCATCTTACGGATCATGGTCCCGGTGATGGCGTTGGCGCTGATCATCGTGGGTGTGGTGGTGGTACGCGCGCAGCACAACCGAACACTGGGCAGGCGAGCCAAGATGCGTGAGCTGGAACGACGCGCTGAGCACCTGCTGGAGAACCTGACCGCGTATCAGACGTGCGTCATCAACGTCCGAGGCGTTGTGGCGCCTGACGTGGACTGGGGCAGTCAGGAGCTGATGCGCGAGGCGGTTCACACGCATCTCACCAACCTCAGCGCGGAAGTGCGTGCGTTGATCAACAAGCGCAACGCCGACGAGTTCGAGGCCGACCACCCGACGAACTTCGACGAAATCTGGAGAGAGGCATCGCATGGCAAACGACGACGCGATCGTCACTGATCAGAAACCCATCGACGAACGATTCCCGATCGAACCACCGATCACTTCGGTTCTTCGATTCGAGCGTAAGTTGGGTGAACGCACGTACACCTATGTGGCATTTCGCGCGACGAAGGACGTGTGGTACTACATCGGACGTCGTGCCTCCCCAACGCCCATGAATTGGTCCTCCGTTCGATCAATGATCGAAGACGACGCCGTGTGCCAGATCGCCACGGACTGGTTCGACGTTCCGATGGTGTTCGACCCGCACGTCAACATGACCCCGGCCGAGTTCGTCGGCCAGGCTTATCCGAAGGGTGAACTACCGTGAATCGAATTCGGCGCGTCGGTGCCGCGATCGTCGCCGTCGTCGCGATGCTGACGCTGGCAGCGTGCGGCACGCTGTCCAACCCATCGAGCGATCAGCTCGCGATCAACTACTCGGCGGGCAGCTACGAGGCGCAGAAGTTCCTCGACTGTCAGGACCCGTCGACGCGCGAACGCAAGGGCATCGGCGACCGCGTGTACTACTACCCCGCCGGTCAGCGCACGTTCAAGTTCTCGAACGACGAGGGCAGCGACAACGGCCCGCTCACGGTGTCGACGAAGAACGCCGAGTTGACCGTCTCTGGGACGGTCACGTTCACGTTGACCATTCCCTGCGACAAGTTCACGGACAAAGCCGGGAAGACGTGGGATGGCGGCCTGCGACAGAAGTTCCACGAGACGATCGGTCGTAAGGACAGCGCGTTCACCGAGAAGTCGGACGAACAGCCCGGCAACGGCTGGGATACCATGATCCGCACGTACGTCAAGGACGTCGTGGATCGTGCGGTCGACAACGAGGCGCTCGGTTACTCGTGGCAAGACCTCTACTCGAACCCGGAGAAGAAGACGGCGTGGGAGACGGCCGTCGTGGCCTCGATTCCGAGGCTGATCGAGACGCAGACGGGTGAGAAGTTCTTCACCGTCAACGCGATCTTGATTCAGAAGCCGACGATCCCGGATGCGCTCAAGCGTGAGATCGAGAACGGGGAGGCCGCCACGCTGCGGGCGAACAACGCGGACATCGACAAGGGCGCGGCAGCGAACTGGCCCGGAGGTGTCGCCGCCTACATCGAGTACCAGCGACAGCTCGCGGTCAACAAGGCCATCGAGTCCGGGCAGGTCAAGGTGATCCCGATCCCGCAGGGATCGCCGATCCTGATTCAGGTTCCGCAGTGAGTCGGCGGAGTCGCATACGATCCAACCGCGGTGAACACGTTGGAGTCGACGTTGGACTCGGATTCATCGTGTTCTGGATCTTCTGCTTTCTCTTCTCAGTTGGTTTTCTGGGCGTCATGGTTTGGGCGATCATCGAGCTCGTCCAGTGGGTCACGACGAAGTAGGGAGGTGACTCCCATGCGACTCGGATTCGAGATCGGGTGAAGTACGGCACCCGGCGTCGCGGTAGCGGCGTCGGGTGTGTGCTGTGTCGACTACGATCGTCTCGTAACGCGAAAGGAGACGATCATGCCAGCCGTTCGTGGAATGCTGAGGGTCACGACCGCTACCCAGCTTGCCGCCGTACTGCCGCTGACCGCCAAGCAGCGCGAGGCGACGCGCGAGCTGACCGAACGTTCGCAGCCGAAGCCAAACAAGGCGTTGACGCGCTCCAACGGGAGCGTTGGCGCTGCGATCGCCGGTCGGCGCGTCGCTGGCGGCGCGCGGGTGACGGGTGGCGCAAACTAAGCGCTACGGCGTCGACCGCGAGGCGCTCTGGAAGAAGATCGGATACGTTCCACATCCCGGTCAACGCGACATCTTGGCGTCACGCGCGCGCTTCCAGGTCAGCGCCTGCGGTCGACGTTTCGGTAAGTCGAACATGGAAGGTCATCGGCTTACACCTGAGGCCTACCGTGCGTACCCACTGCGACACCACCTCAAGGAGTCGGGGCAGCGCCATGAGTACTGGATCGTGGGGCCGGAGTACTCCGACGCGGAGAAAGAGTTCCGCGTGGTCTGGAATGACCTGGTTAAGCGAGGGTTCCCGTTCGACCGGCCAGGGTCTTACAACAATCCTCTCGGCGGGGACATGCATATCTCCCTCTTCGAGGGGACGTTCCAGATCAACGCGAAGTCGGCTCGCCACCCGGAGACGTTGGTAGGCGAGGGACTTCACGGAGTGATTCTCAGCGAGGCTGCTAAGCTCAAGCAGATCGTCTGGGACAAGTATATTCGACCGACGCTGGCCGACTACAACGGCTGGGCGCGCATGACGTCGACGCCCGAAGGGCGGAACTGGTTCTACGACTGCTGGCGGATGGGTCAAAACCCAGCAGAGTGGGAGTGGGCGAGTTGGCGACGTCCGTCGTGGATGAACCCACACGTCTTCCCCATGGGCGCGACGCCAGCCGGTATCGACATGATCATGGAGGCGATCGACAAGCGCACGGCGCTGACGCCTGAGTTTCTCGATGACAGCGGGGTCGACCCCGAGATCGTCTCGTTCATTCGCAGCTTGACACCGGAGGCTTTCCAACAGGAGATCGCCGCTGAGTTCAACGAGTACGTCGGTCGTGTCTTTAAGGAGTGGGACGAAGAGTGGCACGTTCGTGACCTGGAGTACAACCCAGCGTGGGAGACCTACGGCGCAGTCGACTACGGCTTCACTAATCCCAACGTATGGTTGCTTATTCAGGTCGGGCCGTTTGGCACGGTTCACGTTCTAGATGAGGTGTACGAGCCGGGTCTAACGGCTCCTGAATTTGCCGCGCTGATTCGTCAACGCGGGTTGGCGCCAGCCTCTCTCCGAGGATTCTACCCCGACCCAGCCAGTCCCGGCGACACCCGCATTCTCGAGCAGCGACTTCGGGTCAAGGGACGCGGTGGGACCGGTGGAGAGCGTAAACACCGGATCGACGCCATTCGTCTCGCACTCAAGGATCGGAACGCGCACTTGCCATTCGGACACGTTGATCGCCAGCCACAGGTGCTGTTCGACAGACGGTGCGTGAACACCATTCGAGACATGGGCGCGTACCGGTACCCGAAGAAGCGTGGTGAGATCGAGGCGAACACGCCGGAGGAACCGTTGAAGAAAGACGATCACGGACCCGAGGCCTTAGGTCGATTTTTCGGTGGACACTTCAACACGCCCCAGGCTGCAGCGTCGCGCACCGTTATCCGACGTAGTAACCTGGTTGGTCCACGCTAGTCTGACATCAACTCAACGCGTGAAAGGCGACGTCTGTGCTGGATACCTTCACGCAGTACACGACCACTCGGAAGTTCACAGGTCCGCTTCCGTCGTGGATGTCAGATGAAGACGGTGAACGCGTCCAGGCGTACTCGTTTTACGAGCAGATCTACCGCAACGTGCCGGAGGCGTTCAAGCTGACGCAGCGCGGTGCTGACTCCGATCCGGTATATCTGCCGAGCGCGCGTGGGATCGTCGAGTCGGTGAATCGATTCCTGGCCCGTGGTTGGAACTACGCCATCGACCCGGCGTTCGACACACCTGAGAATCAGGTGCTCGTTCGGCAGAAGTTGTCGGTGCTGTTCGCCCGTGAACGTATGCGCTCCAAGTTCAACATGCAGAAGCGGTGGGGCTTGATCCGCGGCGACTCGATCTGGCACGTCATCGCAGATCCGACGAGGCCTGAAAATCGACGCATCAGCATCTACGACGTCGATCCTGCCACGTATTTTCCCATTGAAGATCTGAACAACCCAGGTCGGCTACTGGGCGTGCACCTGGTGACGCAGACGGTTGACCCCAAGGATCCAACGAAGACCGTGATTCGCCGTCGAACGTACCGAAAGCAGGACACCGGCGTGATCACGTCGGAGTTGTCGCTCTGGGAGATGGGCGGTTGGGACGACCGTGACGAGTCAACCGAGTTGAAGTTGGTTGCGGTGTTGGAGCCCGAGATCGCGCTTCCAGCGTTGATCACGACACTACCGGTCTATCATGTCACGAACTCACGCGCACCCGAGAGTCTCTTTGGCGTCAGTGAGCTCGCTGGCATCGAGAACGTTCTCGCCGCGGTTAACCAGACGATCAGTGACGAACACCTGACGCTGGTGATGCAAGGGCTCGGGATGTACGTCACAAACGCGGGCCCGCCGGTTGACCCAACGACCGGCGAAGAACTGAACTGGGTTCTCGGACCGGGTCGCGTCGTCGAGATCGGCGACGAGAAGACGTTCGAGAACGTCGCAGGCGTTCGCACCGTTTCACCTATGATCGAGCACATGAAGTTTATGCTCGAGCAGACGTACGAGGCGATCGGATTGCCTGACGTTGCACGCGGTCGCGTGGACGTCACAGCGGCTGAGTCGGGTATCGCGCTTCTGCTCCAACTGGGTCCGCTGCTGGCCGCGGCCGAGGAAAAAGAAGATGAGATGCTGGGTGTGTACGATCAGCTTCTCTATGACCTGGTGTATAAGTGGCTTCCCTCATATGAAGGACTGCCGATCACGGAGATCGTGATCGCGTCGACCGTCGACGACCCGCTCCCGGATAACCGCAAGCAGCGGATCGAAGAGATCATCATGCTGATGAGTTCGACACCGCCACTGATCTCGGCGGAGTACGCGCGTCAGGAGTTGACCAAGCTAGGCTACGACTTCCCGGCCGAGATGGGCGAGACGGTCGTGACCGAGCAGGCTGCGTATTCGTCAGCCGTAGGATTGGACCCATTCGCGAGTCGTGTTGCTGAAGATCTCGAGCGTGAAAGGGCGGCGACTGGTGGAACCGGAGCCTGAGCAGGTCAACGTAGCGGACTGGATTCGACACCTTGATGTGCCGTTCAATCCTGAGGATGGTGACATGATCACCGACGTCGTCATCTTAGGTCGAATCATGAACGCCAACCGCAACGAGTCGCAGTTCTACGTGGGCATGAATCCTACCATTGACATCATCACTCGCATGGGTCTCATCGCGGCCGGTGGCATGTGGGAGGCTGGTCGTAAGTGGGAGAACGTCGACTCCGACGATGACTGAGACATCGTGGTGGACGATTAGTGGCGCAGATTTCTTAGCTGCACTGCGAAGCGTTGAGACCGGTGTCAGTCCAGATATCGTGTATGCGGAGTACTACGCGAACAGCGATGTTGTGCGCTATGACCAAGACGGTAGCGAGTTGAGTGATGGCGACTGAAGATCGCAAGCCACTTATCTCCTATCTTAAACTTGAGAAGGAGTTTGAGCGCGATCTTCTGTTCACCTTGGATCGCGCCGCTAAGAAGGCCGAACGCGACGTGGCGCGACTGGTCGGGCGTTCCAACGTCGGTAGCGTCATCAGGGCGTCTCAGATGTCCATGGTGGCCCGCGCGCTGCGGTTTCGTGTGGCTGAACTGTGGATCGACGTAGGCTCGGAGGTTCGCGCCGGTCAGGTACGTGCTGGTGCTGAAGCTATGACCGTTATGGTGGAGGAATATGAAGCCGTTCTACTTCGCAGTGGGTTGAGCGCCGACAACATCTCCACGTTCACCAAGGCCGCCGTCGCACAGGCTGAGCAGGGAGCGATCGCCGCCGCGACGCGAATGAGTCTTACTCAAGTGCCACTGTCGACGCGGGTTTATGAGTCGGCCATGTTGCAGTCAGGTCGCATAGATCGCATCGTGAACGAGGCTCTCGCGCGTGGCCTATCGGCGCGTGAACTGGCGTCCGAGGTCAGAGGGTTTATCAATCCTAAGACACCTGGTGGAGCGCGTTACGCGGCGATGCGACTGGCTCGCACTGAGATCAACAACGCGTTCCACGGTATTCAGGTGCAGGAGTCGATCGACTCACCGTTCATTGAGCGCGTCGAGTGGCATCTCTCAGGATCACATAAGGTACCCGACGCGTGTAACCGTTACGCAGAAGATGTGCATGAGCCTGGAGAAGAACCGGGAATCTGGCGTCCGACGCATGTTCCACGAAAACCGCATCCGCAATGTCTTTGCTTTACCACACCTGTCGTTATCGATGAAGAAGAGTTCTTTCAAGGAATGGCAGCAGGTCGTTTTGACGCACATCTTGAATCACGTGGTGTTAATCCGCACGATCAACCTGTGCCGCGAGCGTAAGACTCGTTGACCACGAGTAAGACTCGTTAGCAGCCTGCTAATCTGACATCGATGCGGCTCGAACCGAGCCGGCAGGATTCGGAGGTAGCGGTGCCCGCCACAACTCGGACAGACGTTGATGACGTTGACGATCTGGACGACGTGGATGACGATGGCACCGGTACCGGCACCGATGACGGCGATGCTGGGAAGTCCAGCAAGGGAACCGACTCAACGTCCGATACGTCGGATGTGACCGCCGAGGTCAAGAGGCGTCGTCGTGAGGCACGTGAACTAAAGGCTGAGAACGCCACCCTGGCTGCGCGTCTCGAGGAGCTCGAAGGTAAGGACAAGAGCGAACTCGAGCAGGCGAACACCAAGGTGGTCAAGCTCGAACTTCAGGTCACGGAACTACAGGAGCGGCTCGAAGAGCAGCTCATCAAGAACACATTCCTCACGGCGAACACGCATGAATGGCACAACACGAGTCGCGCGTGGCGCATGCTCGATCTGAGTGACGTGACGATCAACGATGACGGATCCGTTGACGGTCTCGAGGAGGCGATCGCGGCGCTCGCCGCCAGTGATCCCTACCTCATCAAGGTCACGAAGACCGATGACGACGATGACACGGAACGTGAAGCCAAGAATGCGGGCGCTACCGGTACACCTACCGACGGTCGCCGCCGTCGTACCCCGAGCAAGGGTGCTGACGAGGCGGCTCTTCGGGTGAAGTATCGGATCTGACCTCGGAGGGCGGAATCATCGCCAGGTACGACAAGTACGACCCATATTCGGGCGGATTCCGCGCACCGCTCGAGAACGCCATCGTTCTCGCGAATGCCTTCGTTGCATACGCGGTGGGTCTCAACGGTAGTGGCCGAGTCGTTCTCGGCGCCGGTACGACCGGCATCAAGGGCATTCTCATCGCGCACAACGCTCGCGAGGTGGGCGAGATCGTCGACGTCATGACCGGCGGTGAGATCGTCGAATTCGCGCTCGCCGCGGGCACGCCGTACTACGGTGTCGCCGCTGACGGGACGATCACGGCCACCGTGGGCTCCAACAAGGCACTCGGCTTCACGGTCGAAGCCTCGCGCATGATCGTGAGGGTCGTCTGATGGGCAAGGGCTTCAACGTCGCAGCGGATATCGTCAATAGGACCGCTGACGGGCGTGACATCAACGACATGTGGGCTGAATTTCAAGCCACCGTTGCGCTGCGCAACTCGCGTCGGCAGCCGTTGATCGACCTGCTGACGTTCCCGGTTACCAACGTGATCGAGGATGTTCCACAGATCGGTCAGGAGGACTTCGAGGAGGCATCGGAGTTCGGTGTGCCGAAGGGGATTCGGCCGCAGCTCACCTACTTCTCGCTGGCATACACCTTCAAGTGGTACGACCTGGCGAAGCGGAACACGTGGCGATTCCTCGCCGACGCGACCGCCGCGCAGGTCGAAGCCAACCACCAGGTGGCGTTGGACGCGGACAATCGTCTCGTCTTCAAGACGGTCATGCACACGCTGTTCCGCAACACCAACCGATCGGCCACGATCAACGGCCAGTCCTACAACGTGTACGCTCTCTACAACAACGATGGCACCGTGCCGCCGGAGTACGCGGGCAACACGTTCGACGGCACGCACACCCACTACCTGGTGAGCGGCGCGGCCGGTATCGACTCGGGTGACTTCGAGGCGATGATCGAGCACCTTCGGCACCACGGGTACTCACCAGCCAACGGTATGCAGCTCGTTGCGCTCGTGAATCCGGCACAGTCGGTCGCGATCCGCACGTGGAGGGCGAACACCGCCAACGCGAACGGCGCCGTCGCTCTCTACGACTTCATCCCCGCGTCGAATCAGCCGAGCCTGATCGTCCCGAACTCGGATGGTCTGCTTGGCACCATTCCGCCGTCGTCCTTCCAGGGCTTCAGCGTGATCGGCAGCTACGGGAGTGTGCTGATCATCGAAGAGGACTACTGCCCCGCTGGCTACGTGGCGATGATCGCGACTGGCGGCGCGGCCAACCTCCGCAACCCGGTCGGTATTCGGATGCACCCGAACGCGTCGCTTCAGGGTCTCCTGCTGCTCGGCGGTAACCAGACGGGCTACCCGTTGATCGAGTCTTTTTACACCCGCGGACTCGGCACCGGCATTCGTCAGCGCGGCGGCACGGTCATCATGCAGATCAAGGCCTCCGGCAACTACGACATTCCGGCGCTCTACGCGAACGTGCCGTGATAGGAGCAGACACGTGAGCAAGCAGATCGACATGAGTAAGAACTCATTCACCGACGACGAGGTTCAGTACATGCGTGAGCGCATGATGTCGGTTCCCGGTGAAGACCCTGAGCCCGAGCCGGAGCCCAACTTCGACACCGTCCGCGACGTGACGTCGCCCACGCCACCGATCATCGGCGTGGATGCGCCACCGCCTCCCTCTGCGCCGACGGAGCCAGAGAACGCGCCGGAGACCGAATCGGTGGACGAGGGCGACGAGTTCGAGCGTCTTCCAGCCGAGTCACTTCGACAGATGCTGCGTGATCGCGAGCAGCCGACGTCGGGCACCAAGCCGGAGCTCATCGAGCGGTTGCGTTCGCTTCCGCCGAAGGAGTAACTAGTGGGAGGGGAACTCGGTGGCGACCGCGGCAGACATTGATCAACTGAGGTTGTTGATCGACGACCGCAACGCCGCCGAGTTCTCTGACGACTACCTCGCTGAACTGCTGGACGCGGGCTCTACGATGAACGCGACGGCCGCGACGTTGTGGCGCGTGAAGGCAGCGCGTTACGTCAAGCTCGTACACGTCAAGGAAGGTTCTAGCACCCGGAACCTGGGCGACATGCACGCGCACGCGTTGGCCATGGCCAAGGTGTACGGCGATGATCCGGGTGGCGATGAAGAAACGCCGATCACCGGGCGAGCTGGGACGCGGGAGATCACACGTGCCTGATCAGGATGTCGAGTTCGAACACGACGTGCAGCGTGAGCTGACGCGTTGGTTCATCGACACCGATCCGATCGAGATCGCACTCGTTCCATATGAGCGTATACGTGTCTCCAACGGTGGATTTCAGCTCGTGGCGCAGACGCCTCGAGCGATCCAACGTCTCCGGCTTTGCGAGGTTGACTCGGTATTCGCTGGCGAGCTGCGACGGACCGACGACGGCATCCAACGCGATCTTACCTTGACGTTACTTGGCATGTGGGATGCGATCATTCAGCCCTACGATCGATTCACACATGATGATGCGCAGTGGGAAGTACTCTCTGACCTGCGCTACAACAACTGGGAACGACGCGCAACGGTGGTGCGACGTGGCACGCCGTAGCATTAACTGGGACGACAAGGAACTTGCCCAGCGCATTGAGAAGATGCCCAACGAGGTTGATCGTGTTCTGTCGGGCGTCGTTCGCTACCACGCGCCGAAGTTCCAACGGCGCGCGCGCATCGACGCTTCGTGGACGGATCGAACCGGCAACGCGCGCAACGGTCTATTCGCCAAGGCGGTCATCGAAAAGCAGCACAGCTACGCGATCGTGCTCCATCACACCATGCCATATGGCTTCTGGCTTGAGGTCAGATTCGCCGGCCGGTACGCCGTGATCCTGCCGACGCTGGATGCGAGTGGGCCCGAGGTTATGCGCGACGTCGCGCGACTGTTCGTGGTGTTGAGCGGGAGTACGTGATGAGTCGCGCGGCGGTGTACGGACTTATCAGTGCTGATCTTGATCTTCAACTACTGGGATTGGATCCCAACGCGACGTTCAGCGCGAACGCGACAGACTCCCCGACTTATCGGCCGTTTGTGATCATTCGGTGGGAAGATCACACGGCGACGTTCGCCGATCGCGGGCCGCAGAACCTCACGATCTGGGTTCACGATGATGGTCAGGATTACGCTCGAGTCAACGACATGCTCCAGCGTATTCGTGAGGTAATGGCGGACGCCGTCCATGTGGTAGGCAACGACGGTGACACGTTGACCGAGAGTAGGTGGCTTGGTTCCAGTTCTGATCTCTATGATGACGGTTATCGCACCATAACTCGAAATGCGACGTTTCGAGTCGTATCACGGAGGAGTTAGATGGCAGAGAAGGTAGTCGAATCTCCGAAGGTGGCGCGGTACATCGGAACCGCCGACGTTCGCGAGATCGACAAGTCGAGTTGGGATAACGCGGGCGTCACCGATCAAACCAAGGTGACGTGGAACAAGCGCAACAAGTGGCAGGTTCCTCTCACCGAGCTGAGCGACTCAGCGGTGGCGTATCTCGAAAATGATCCAGGATTCGTCGTGGCGGACTATCAGCCGTGACCGATCTGCGATGCGCGAGTAAGTTGCATGGAACTCTCGATGATGGTGTTATCGAGATCAAGTGCAACTCGCGTTTTTGCGGTGCAGGTTCGGAGGTAGTCGTGCTTCATAAATTTAACGCGGTCACCGGCGAGTTGATCGAGACCGCACGGTTCAAGTCACCAGGAGGAACACGTGGCACTGACCACCGTGCCGCTGCCGTACGGACTGCGTGAACTGTACGTCACCGGCTACACGACTGACGCGGCCACGGTGCTGGATACTCCCAGCGTCAAGTTGCCGTATGGGCGGACGCTGAGTTTCTCGGCTGCCGAGGAATTCCAGGAACTGCGCGGTGACGACCGTGTTGTGACCACTCGTGGTCAGGGCGAAGGCGTCGAGTGGGATCTCGAGGCGGGCGGTCTGTCTTACGAGTCGACCCGCAAGATGTTCGGCGGATCGATCACCGAGACCGGCACGACTCCGAATCAGAAGAAGGTCTACTTGAAGAAGGTCACCGAGGCACGACCTTTCTTCCAGCTTCGCGGTCGTGCGATCTCCGACAGCGGCGGCGACGTCGTGTGCACGTTGTTCCGATGCCGCTCGACCGGCGAACTCGAAGGCGAGATGTCCGACGGCGAGTTCTGGTTGACGTCGGCATCAGGTGTCGCGTTGCCGTGCTTGGTCGCGGGCACCACCCTTGACGGTCTCTACCAGTTCGAGCAGAACGAGACCGCGGCTGTCTTGACGTAATCCATCAACTGGGAATAGGAGCACTAGGATGCCACCCACGGACGAGGAACGACGCGAAAAGCGTCGGAAGAATCGCGAACGTCGTCGCGATCAGAGGGCACGTACGCGCGTAGACGAGTCGCAAACGTGGAATCCAACGACCACGACGACTACCAGGTCCAACGATGATCTCGCGGCTCGCTACGCGCCAACCGCGTGGTCTGGTAACAGTGGCCAAGGCGAGTTCACCGAGCTAACCTGCCCTTCCGGCCAGATGTGTCTCGTTCGACGCCCGGGTGTTCGTGGATTGATGAAGGCAGGTGTTCTTCACAGCGTGGACGCCCTGTCGGTCGCGATCGACAACGGCATTCGAAAAGGTACCGGTCAGCGACCACAGGACGAAGCGATCACCCTCAAGGCCATCACCGAGAATCCGTCGATGCTTGAGGATGCACTTCACATGAGCCATCGCATTCTCTGTTACGTCGTCGTGGCTCCCGTGCTGGAGATGCCACGCGACGATCCGACGAATCGCAAGCCGGGTGTGCTGTACGCGGATGACGTCGACGAGATGGACATGATGTTCATCATCAACTTCGTGATGGGGGGAAGTAAGGAGCTGGAGACGTTTCGTGAAAGATTCGAAGAAAATCTTCGAAGCCTGGACGCTCAGTCAGCGAATGGGAGTACGTCCGAGTGAGACGTATTTCATCGATGACGAACTCACCGCGTGGTGCTTCGACCGTGCTGTAGTCACGTGGGGAACGGCGCTCGAGAACAACCTTGAGAAAGAACTGAAGAAGGCAAAGACGGACGCGGCTGCGCAACGAATTCACGCACGTGTCATGGCACGGTGGCTCGATGACGGCGACACACACGGACGATTCCGTGACCCAGGTAAGACAAGCTAGGCGGGAGGTGGGCTAGTGCCGAATTACGATCTTGGCACAGCCCGTGGCGTCGTCGAGATTCAGTACAAGTCGGATGGACCTGACAAGGCTCGTAAGGACCTAGACAGTCTTAGCAGCACGGCTGACTCAACCGGTGCGGCGATGGATCGTACGTCGCGTACCATGGGTATCGCGGGATTGGCGATCGCGGCCGGTCTCGGTGTCGCCGCTAAGTCGGCGATCGACTTCGAGAAGCAACTCAGCGGTATTAAGGCTGTCTCGGGTGCCACCGCTGACGAGATGGAGAAGATTCGAGCCAAGGCTCTCCAGATCGGCAAGGATACCAAGTTCAGCGCATCTGAAGCTGCGTTGGCTATGGAAGAACTTGTCAAAGCAGGCTTGTCGACGACAGATGTCTTAAACGGTGCAGCGGACGCGACGATCGCGCTCGCCGCCGCAGGCGGAGTGGACTTGCCGGTCGCGGCGGAGATCGCCGCAAACGCCATGAACCAATTCGGTCTCACGGCGAAAGAGATGCCACGAATCGCCGACTTGATCGCGGGCGCGGCCAACGCATCGGCGATCGACGTCAACGACTTTGGGTTCTCGCTGAGTCAAGCTGGCGCGGTCGCCAACCTAGCCGGTCTGTCGTTCGACGACCTGGCCACCAGCATCGCCTTGATGGGCCAGGCGGGCATCAAGGGTAGTGACGCTGGTACGTCGCTTAAGACATTCTTGAGCAACCTGCAGCCCACCACGGTCAAGCAGACCGCCTTGTTCAAGGAACTTGGTCTTATGACCAAGGACGGGACAAACGCGTTCTACGATCAAGCCGGGTCGCTCAAGTCGATGGCGGAAGTCGCACAGCTCTTGAACACCGCGACCGCGCAGATGACGGACCAGCAGAAGCAGCTCACTCTCGAGACCTTGTTCGGCAGCGACGCCATTCGTGCCGCAGCCGTGATCACCGAGGGCGGCGCGGCTGGTTTCAATGAGATGGCCGCTGCCATGGGTAAGGTCAAGGCGGCTGACGTCGCGGCCGTTCGCATGGACAACCTGGCCGGCAAGATGGAGGAGCTTAAGGGCTCGGTTGAGACGGTGTCCATTCAAGTTGGAACCGTCTTGATCCCATTCTTGACCACGCTGGTGAATCACGTCGCGTCCCTAGTTGGCTGGTTCAGCAGCCTCGATCAGGGAACGCAGAAGGTCATCATCGGCATCATAGGGATCTCAGGCGGGACACTTCTCGCGATCGCTGGTATCCTCAAGCTGGTGACCACAGTGCAAACCATGGTCGCGACCATGCGCATTCTCATCCCGGCGCTGAAGGCCGCGGCGATCGCCACTAAGGCGTTCAGCATCGCGCTGTTGACCAACCCGATCTTCTTGATCATCGCGGCGATCGTCCTACTCGTCGCCGGTCTGGTATGGCTCTACAAGAACAACGAGACCGCACGCCGCATCATGGACGCCGTGTGGAAGGCGATCAAGGTCGCGATCGCCGCGACCGTAGACTGGATCGTGAACGTTGCGTGGCCGTTCATAGTGAAAGCATGGGACGCGATCAGCGCCGGTGCGGTGTGGTTGTGGAACATCATGAAGACCGTGTGGAACGGCATTATGACAGCCGTTCGCGCGACCGTTGACTTCATTCAAGGCGCGTGGAACCTGCTGACGCGCATCTGGGATCGAATCGCGAGTGACATCGCATTCTTGTGGGGCATCTTCAAGACCGTCTTCAACGCGATCAACTCGGTGATCGAGTCCGTTGTGTCTGCGATCGCCAGTGTGATCACGACAGCGGTGTCGATCTGGCTTGCCGTGTTCAAGGGATTCCTGGGTGTACTGGACGCGATCTGGAACGCGTTCTGGGGTGTGTTTGGTGGCTTGATCAAGGCTGTGTTCGGTCTGATCGTCGCGATCATTCAGCTCGGAATGGCGATCATCAAGCTGGCGATCACCGCCGCACTCACCGTGATCATGGCGATCTGGAACACGGTCTGGGGCGCGATCAAGGCCACAATCGGCGCGATCATCGACTTCGTGTCAGCCTACATCAGCACGGGCTTCAACATCATGATGTCGGTTATCACGACGGTGATGAATGCGATCTGGGCCGTAGTGACGTCGATCTGGGATGCCATCAAGGCGATATTCACCGCGGTCAACGACTTCATCGTGTCGGTGATCACCACGGCGTGGAATGCCATCAAGGGCCCAGTGCAGGCGACGATGGACTTCATCTGGTCCATCGTGAGTAGCGTCTTCAACAACGTAAAGAGCTTTATCACAAACGCCGTCAACGCCATCGTCAGCGTTATGTCCACCGCGTGGAACACCGCTAAGAACGCTGTGTCAGGTCCGTTCAACGAGATCAAGAACATCGTCATGAACGCGATCAACGCACTCATCGACGTCGTCGGCGGCATCGGTGGTCGGATTCTCAACACGTTGGGCGACTTTGGGCGATTGCTCTTCAACAAGGGTCGTGATCTCGTACAGGGCTTGATCGACGGTATCACGTCGATGATCAACGGCCTCACAAATAAGTTGAAGGCGTTGACCGATATGATCCCTGGTTCACCGGTCAAGGAAGGTCCGCTACGCGTGTTGAACCGCGCTGACACGCTGCTCAAGCCTCACGGCACAAAGGTCATCCAAGGTTTCTCTAACGCGATCGCCGACGAGATCCCACAACTTGACACGTTACTTGGAACGTTGGTGCGGAACAACCTCATGCGCAACATGGCGGCGACGACCGCTATGGCCGCGTCAGTGAACGCAGCGGCGCCTCATGCCACCAACAACAGCGCGACGTACGCCACAACGTTCAACCTCAACGGCGTGTCTTCTGACACCGCAGACTCGGTGTCAGCCAAGGTCAATCGGAGATTCGGTCGTATGTTGGTTGATCGGGGGGTGCCCGCGTGATCACCACCACGCTCGATATCACGTGGATGTTGGACACCGTGGTGTTCAACACACCTTCACCTGGTGGTTGGACGCACGTCATCGACGAGCAGCGCGTAGAAGGTTGGCACAGTTCAGCCGGTGTACGCTCAAATCGTGTTGATCGACTGCAGGACAACGGCTCGCTTCGTGGACCTAACTACCGATCCACCAAGATCATAGTGCTGAGCGGATGGACCGAAGGTCTTGATCGATTTGCCGTACAAGACGCACTAACCGAACTCGCTGCGTTATGCAGTGATCCCACTCAACTCTATCGACTCGAACGAAGTGACGCACGAAGTGACGCGAACTTCTACCTGATGGTCGAGTTGGACGACTCGATCGAGATTCGGTACAAGCAATCACGTGATCAAGATGGTGGCTACCTCGAGTGGGATATTCAACTTGCAGCACCTGACCCAACCAAGTACTGGATTCAGGATCTCGTCGATACCATGCTCGAGGTGGGTGCACCAGTTGCGCCGGTCGGCGGACTGAACTTCACCGGTGGACTGAACTTCACCGGTGGGTTGAACTTTGGTGTTTCAGGATCAAACGCAGTGTTCACGATCAACAATCCAGGGACAGCACCCTTGTTCTTGAACTTTGACGTCTACGGGCCGACCGACGGTTTTGAGATTCGACGTCTCGACAACGGTCGTAAGCTTCAGGTGAACCGCGAACTTTTCTCAGGTGATGTGTTTTTCCTCAACACCAAGAACAAGACAGCTCGACTAGGTGATCAGAACTACCGCGGTGAGATGGGCGAAGCGAGTTGGAGTAGCTTTGTCGTCTCACCTGGCGGATCGATTACCGCATACTTTGCGCCGTACACGAGTACACCCGGGCAAACCCGGCTGGTGGTTTCGTGGAACGTCGGAAACTACTAGGAGGGAGCTGACGTGCCTACCACGGTTGAAGGCGCCAAGCCTTGGGCGATCGACGACGCAATCGGGACGTTGGATGCCCGACTTTTCGCCGCATCCATGCTCATGCCGATCTCGGTTGCATATCTGTCGACACCAAGCAACAAGGCGCGATCTGGTGTCTTGCCGGTTGGGACGGACGCGGGCGGTGTGCCGCTTGGCGGTAAGGTGCGCGCGAAGTCGTCGCCGAACATGCAGACCGAGATCGTAGCTGCGACGTATGTCATGGCTGTTACCGGTCAGGGTGTGTGGGTATGCCCGTTCGACGCGTTGGTGACCTTGGATCATCCCGCAGCCGATCCGGTGTTCAACCGATACGACCTCGTCGGCGTACGGATCTACGACGTGGACGCGGGCATTGGCGCGTCGCGCAAGGCGCAACTGGAGATCTTGCCGGGAACACCCTCGGGTAGTCCGGCTGAACCCTCGTTCAGCACCGACTTCATGCCGCTAGCGCGTGTCACCGTGAACGCCAGTCCTGACACGACGATCGTGACAGGTGACATCGTCGACCGCCGCGTGTTCACCAACACCCGAGGTGGCGTTATTCCGCATCAGCCTTTCTCGGCAGAGACAACTGGTGCGTACCCAGGTGTGCAAAAGTACGTCCACGGTGACGCGTACCCGTGGAAGGGCTGGGACGGCCTGCAGTGGCTTGACGTGGGCAGCGACTCGGCGGCCATCGCGGCCATCAACGCGTTGGACACTGTGAATGGTGTTCAGAGTACGCTCGGTACGAGCGGATCTACGGTATACACCGCGACGCTGGCCAGCGGGACCACCGCGTCGGTGGCGTTCACCGCACCGCCGTCCGGTAAGGTGATCGTACACAACATGTGCGCGTCGTTCACCAGCACCACCGCGTTCATCCACATGGCATTCGAAGTTCGCACCGGTGCGTCCATCGGCAGCGGTTCGGTGTTCTTGGCGGCCGATGATTCGTTCAGCGCGCGACACCAGACGAACGTGCAGACGTTTTCAGTGCAACGCAGTAAGCTGGTAACCGGTCTTACGCCCGGCTCGTCCTATCACGTTCGGCAGATGTTCAAGGTGAGCACTGGATCGGGCTCGTGGTACGACAAGGAGATCATCGTGGAGCCGCAGTTGTGACGACGCCGCTGTTCTTTTCGGCACCACCAGATGACTTTCAGCCGACCACGTACACGGTCTTGGTGGGTGAGGTTCGTTCGGGTAAGGTTTACACCGAGTTGCCGATATTTGACGGTGGCGCCAGTATGCAACTCAATCGCGGTGGCGACATATCGGTCCGCGTCAAGTGGGATGCTGATCTCGGCATTTCACTGCAAGATCTCAAATCCCGGTCGACGCCGGGTCGTATGTTCTTAGCTCTCGTGAACGACTTTCACATCGTCGAAGCTGGCCCAATTTGGCGTAGGACGTGCACATCCGACGGCGTCCTGACGATTGGAGCGAATGGCTTATGGAGCCTGTTCTACCGCCGTGGAATGTGGAACACCGGCATCTTCAACCTGCAAGAAGCGGCCGCCGACGTCGACATGACGGGACTGTCCGATCACGGGATCATCAACGAGATGGTGTACACCGCCTACAGTCACGGCGCGTTCCCGTACTCGTTCACGATCGCGGCCGCTGGTTCGTCCACCGAGGTGTATCCCGGATGGGAGTTGGCGTCGGTCGGCGAACGACTGGAGCAGTTCACGGCTCGTGGTCCTGACACGCTGATCACAGCGCAGTTCACCGACACGTCACGAGAGCAGATCAAGTGGGTCGTGAACGTAGGTGATCCGTACCTGGAGCAGGTCGGTATCGATCACGTGTGGGACATTCCAGGCCCAGATGTTCTCGATGTGTCGATCGAGGAAGAGGGAACGAACCTGGCGTCAACCGTGTTCGTCAAGGGTGACGGTCAGGAACGCGGAACAATCATTGGGCGCGCGACCAACACGAGTTTGACCGACAACGGATATCCAGTTCTCCATAAGGTCATCAGCGATCACATGTCCGTTCGTGACCCAAACACGGCCACAGAGTACGCACAGGCGTACGTGAACGACTACGCGTACGGTAAGGCGAATGAGCTGTGGACCGTACGCGTTCGCGCCAACGGTGAGGTTCCCCTGTACTCGATTCGGCCAGGTAACCGGGTGCGATTCGCCGTGGGTCCGAATCACTGGATCTCGGAAGGTGAGTACGTTCGTCGGATTACCGGTTACACACTTCAATGCCGTGACGATACGTTGGACCTCGACATCGCACCGCATTGGAGTGAGCAATGAAATACCCAGGAACCGCTGGCGAGGTGGTCGAGCTTATCGGATCGTTGGCCGGTCGGATCGCAGAGAGTGCGCGTAAGACTCTCTACTCCGCGATCATCGGTCGTGGTGGACTGGAGATCCGCGAGAATGGGTTCTTTCAGCTCGTCACCCCATCGGGCACGCGGGTGTTCTACGTGGGACCATATGGTCCCAACCGGCCGGACGGTCAACCACAACAGTCGGTCGTGGTTCGTCGTGATGATGGAACGTTGGCGTTCGACATCCTGGACGGTGATCCGTTCGGCGGAAGTCCGCCCTACGCGCAATATTGGGCGTTCTACGACCGCACCGGTAACATCATCTTCGGCGACGATCGCGACTCGGGAGTAGGTCTCGCTCGTCCTTATCTGAGCACGCCGCTGTTTGCGTCAAGTTACACTCGGATGCCCGGTGCGACCGGCATCGTAGGTGACAACTTGATCTGTGACACTGGTTTCCAGTTCAAGCAACATCCGACGAACACAGTGTGGCTTCGTTGGATCACGAGCGACGTCGGAACCACCGGTAGCATCAGCATCTATCTCCACGAACCCGCCGTGGGAGGCGCTACGCTGATCGCGACACGTTCAGCCGCGTACGCGTACGTGGACGAGTACTTCACGTTCAGTCTGGCCGGTCCGCATATGTCACAATACAAGATCTACGTCGAAGGCACTCGAACCGCAGGAACGGGTGCGATCTGCGCGACCGGATTTGTCGCGATGAAACAGAGTTTCTAGGAGGCGCTATGGCCCCGGATCCACCACCTATTCCGGCGCCGACGTTGCCCTATCCGGCATTTCCATGTCGGGGTGAGTCAGTTGACGAAGACGGACAGATCGTGATTCGAGAGCAACAGCCGTACCCAGTCGTCCATCCGACGAGTGAGGTGACACGTGGCCTATAAGTCGGATCCTCGTGGTGCAGCTCCGGTGCGACTGATCGCCGTCCACACGGGCGAAGGCGCACGCACCGCGGTCAATCTTGCCGCATTCTTTTCACGTGATGACGCTGAGGGCTCAGCGCACGCGGGAATCGACTACGCGACGACCCTTCTCATGGTCCCCTACAATCGTGCGTCGTGGACACTACGCAGAGGCAACGCGATCTCGGACAACGTGGAGTTGTGTGCGTTCGCTGAGATGACACGGGCGCAGTGGTTGTCGGAAGAATCTGTCACGTGGCGTCATAGTACTCTCAAGCGAAATGTCACGGTTGATCGTCCACGTGATATGCTGCGTCGCACCTCGGCGTGGATAGCTGGACGGTGCTTAGCGCGAAACATACCGATCCGTAAGCTGACTCCAGCGCAGGTGAGCGCGGGTTGGGCTGGTGTTATCGGTCATGTCGACTGGACCGAAGGCATGAATGATGGGACCCACTGGGATCCGGGCCCAAACTTCCCCTGGGACATCGTACTTGCGGATGCTCGATCGATCGCACAAGGAGACGACATGCCGTTAACCAAGGAAGATCTTAGTGCCATCGCTGGTGCGGTCTGGGGGATGCAACTTGGTAACGGTCATGCCCAGGCAAATATGACCGTGACCAACTCGAACACATGGGAGATCAAGGGTCAACTTTCGACTCTCAACGTCAAGATGGAATCGCTGGCCGGCAAGTTGGACGATCGCGAGGCGAAGTTCATCGTCGCTGTCCGTGAGATCGTCGCCGCCGACGCCGACGATGACGTTGTCGTAGGCCCTGAGCATATCGCTGCGCTCGTCGACGCTATGACCGCTGCGCTGCCTGAGCATCTCCGACCGATCGTCGTCGCGGGTGTCGCAGAGGTCTTACGTCGAGGTGTCGACGAGGAGTGATCAATCTTCTCGTGGTCATGACATACGCACAAGAGTCGTCGTCCGCGCTACTGCCCTCCACCGAGCTAATCGGGACAGGCGGTTCGGTCGCACTCTTGGGCGCCGTTGTCATGATGATCTTTACCGGTCGACTAGTTCCACGAAGCGCGCTACTGGACGCGCAAGCGGAACGTGACAAGTGGGCCGAAGTGGCGCGAGCTGCCATAGCACAGAACAACCAGTTGCTAACCGCGACTCGGGTGACAAGTGACGTGCTACGGGCGTTGCCAGATTTGAATGAGACATCATGAAATGGCCGTGGAGTCGTAACGACGGCGGTTGCAGTGAAACCGACGAAGCCGACGCGCACTTGGCTCGGATTCACAATCAACAAAATGAGGTGAATAAGCTCACATCTGACCTAGAAGGTGCACAACGTCGCAATCACTTCTCTGAGATGGTCGAGATCGCGTTCATACGGAAGAGGGAAGTGTGATGCAAGCCATTAGTAACCTGTTGCTCTATTGGGCAGCCCTGGTAGGCATTGCGTCTGCGATATTCCATATGACGGGTCCGTGGTGGACTTCGCCGATGGGTCGACATCTCGCGGCATATATGTGGGCACTCGCACTGGTATTGTGTCTGGTGGGGATCCGAAACCTTCTAGGTCCTTTTCCTGGTTATCAGGTGATGCGGATCGTGGTCTTTGCCGCAATACCCATTGTTATGACGAGACAGTTGTGGCTCCAGATCAAGTTTCGTTACTTGAATGTTCGGATCATTCATGAAAGGATCGCATCAATGACGAACCCGGCCGACGACGCTGCGAGTGCGACCACGCATGCGCACGAAGGATTCGGCGAAGAGAGCGACGACGCCGACGTGCGCGAGGTCGTAGAAGCCAACACCAAGGAGGGCTCCGATGGAGACCTTGGTCACGATCGATGAGTTGTGGTTGACGTTCTTGGTCGCCACCGTGTTACCCATGATCACCGCGTTGTTCAAGCAGCAGTTCGCGGCGAGCTGGTGGGGATCGTTGATCCTCCTCGCGTTGTCCGTCGTCAGCGGCTGGCTGACGTCGCTCTATGCAACGGGCGGCGTGTTCGAACTACGCGCGACGCTGATCGCCGTGATGATCTCATTCATCACGGCTGTAGGTTTCCACTTCGGGCTGCTCAAGCCCGCCGGTCTGACCGGCGACAGCGGCGTGATCCAACGCGCTGTGCCCGTAGGCTTAGGATCTAACCAGCGAGGGCCAGACCCAGCATAAACCCACACAACAGACACACGATGATGATTGTCACGATCGCGCAGACGACACGAAATCCAAGTGAGATCTCGTGATCCAACTCGTCGTAGGTGTCACGGATAGGTACCGCAGCGGCGCGTTCCTCCACCGTGAATCGACGTCGTGCGTTAGGACGCGATGGGTTGTCGTCGGTGCGCCCAGCGGACTCACCCAGCATCAGCCAACACCAGCGACAACGCCGAGACTGGCGAGCCACGCGGTGACGAGAGCTAGCACGATCCGCGCCTTGCGCTCCAGACCGGCGCGTACAGACGGGTTCGCTAGCGCCGCTGAGCACCCAACGGCGCCTCCACTGGCCCGCCGACGCGCTGGCGGGTCAGTGGGTACTGCCATAGCGTTGACGAGGAACCAGATGACCACCACGTTGGCGAACGAACGCGCGTGATCGCGCCAACGCGGGTCATCAACGTGACGTGAACGATGTGTGTAGTTTCTCATGATCATCCTTTCGTTACGTGACACGAAAACGACGCGGGTGCCGGTGGCGCCCGCGTCGTTGGTTTTCGAATTGATCATCGCACCGCCGCGCGAGTCGTGCTGCCAGCGCGCGGTGCGTTGACGTCGGCGTTACGGCCAGCCGCCTTGCCCTGCGCCACCGCGTCCGCGGCCATGCGCTGCGCCTTGCTCAGCTTGGTGCGCATATTCTCGCGCACCCACTGCTCGGCCAACTTCTTGCGGTCGAACAGGACCAACGCCGCACCCGGCGTGTCGTCCACGACGGTCTGACGCTGGATGCGAATGCGCTCCGCAGCGCCGACGCCGAAGGCGTTGATGAACGAACGACGGGCGACGAACTTGTCCATCGCCGTGAGACCCGTCTTGTCGTAGGCCTTCCACCACGCCGACATCGCGTTGTCGCACTGGACCCGCAGCGAGTCGATGAGCTGTTTGGCGTCCAGCGCGTCGGTCTCGAACCCGACGATCGCGAGGCCCCATGAGGTCTTGCTGCCCATGTTCAACCGGATGCCGACGAGGTCGAACGCACCTGCGACGTAGGCGCCCATTCCAGCCCAGGACTCGGAGTAGATCGTGGTGAAGTGGACGTCGACACGAACGACGTTCTCGCCACTTGGTGCAGCGTCGTCGATCATCGCGCGGCTGATCGAGTGCTTGATCATCAGCTCCTGGGCGCGCTCGGTGTACGCCAGTCGCTCGACCTCGCTCGTGTTGGGGTGCTCGGCCTGCGCGAGCAGTCCGGCGATCCGCTGCCTCAGCTTGTCGTCCATCTTCGGTCCCTTCGTCGCTGCGTCGTTCGTTGCCAGGACGACGTTAGCCTAGCTGCACGATCGTGTCAAATCGCCTCACGGGGAAACGTGACGTGTCGATCATCACCGTCGAACTCGCCCCAGACGTCGAGGTCGCACGCGAGGTTGGTGCACGTCAGGTGGGGTCGCCGACGCATCGGTGTCTTGAGCTGCACGCCCGCCAGCGACCACGTGCCGAGCGGTGACGCCCACCAGTCGATCGTGACGACTAGTGATCCCGGCGGTGCGTGACATTTGGGACATGAGATATCGTGCGGTTTCACCTGTCCCTTGACCGCACCATCGCGACGAACATGATCGTTGCGCAGATGGCGAACACGATGGCGAACGTCGCCTCAGGCCAACTCATGACCACTCCCGTTCGATCGTGTAGCCCGTGAGAAACGCGGTCCGAAACGTCAATCGCACGTCGCGACCGAGATTGCGGTAGTCGGTTGTCAGCCACTCGTGCTGTGCGAGCATGGCGAGGAAGTTCGCCTCGATCTCCTCCACCGTGTTACCCGGTACGACGACCGGTATGCGATCTTCGCCCGCCGCACTGACGCGCAGCACGTAGCGAGGCCGTCGGATGTGTCCTGGTCGATCGCCGGATCGTGATCCGTTTCGACGCCTGGGCTTGAACATCATCTCGAAGAATGATGGACGTGGGTCAGAGATGTCCACGATAGCTCCTTAGGTCACGGTGATGAACACGAGAAGCAGACCGACGAACGTTGACACGCGGGGGTACGCCGTTAGGGCAAGCCACGTAACGGTTACGAGAGATGCGGCCCAGTCGGTCGCGACGGTGTACACGGTGACTCCACTTTGTCGGTTCGTCGGTGAACGCGTTCAGCCTATCAGGAAACGTCAGCTTCGTCGGCGAATTTCCCACGTGAATCACGACGACGACGCGTACCCGTCGGCCAGCCGCCGCGCGATGGTCGATACCGCGCACGCCAGTCCGTCAACGCCTCTGAGTCCCACACCAGTCCACGCGTCGGTTGCTTGTCGTCGCTGCCCTTCGGCTGGCCGTCGGGGAAGCCGTTGCGTGCTCTACGGGCGTGCCAAGTATGTACCTGTTGAACGGTGACACCGAGCAGTTCAGCAGCTTGTGTTAGGTTCACGCGCATGTCGTTCTCCTCTCAACGCCAAAACGCCCCGCCCCCTGGGAGCGAGGGCGGGACGTTCGGTCGACGTCGACGATCACGCGGCGAGTAGGTGACGGGTCGCGCGATCGCGGATCCGCATCATCTCACCGTCGAAAAGGTTGATCAGCATGGTCTGCTGCGAGCGGGTCTCGCGACCGTGCTGGTAGTACTCGGTGAGCGCGTTCAGCGCGCCCCACGCGGTGCCGTTGAAGCCGACGGTCGGGGACTCGCGGTAGATGGTCTCGATCTGCTCGATCACGGTGTCCGTCGTCGGCTTGACGGGGACAACCGACGTGAGGAGTCGGTGGACGCCCTCGTCGGAGATCGGCGTGGCCATGAGTTGCGCCACCTCGGCGTCGAACGCCGCCGCGTAGTTCTGCGACAAACGCAGCGTCTCCGCAGCCTCCATGAGACGGGTCCGGGCGTGAAGGGTGTGCGCGATGTTCCACTTGAGCTGCGCGGTCCGAGCGACGAGCGGCATGGCGTTCGTGCAGGCGATGCGGACCGGTGTCACGTAGGCGCCGATCGACTTCGCACCGTTGTGCCCGGCACGGAGCAGGAGGTACATGTCGTGCTGGTCCGCGCCGCCGACGTTGACCGTCTCCGGGAACTTCATGACCGCGAACACGATCTTGCCGTCGTTGTACGACCCGGCGTCGACGAACTTCGCGGAGCCGTCGGCCACCAGGCTGTCGGCGAACGCGAACACCTCGCGGTTCTGGAACGGCTCGTACCTGCCGCCGACGGTCCCGAACACGGTGTCGGTGTCGACGCGGACGACGGCCTTGCGGTCGCTGATCTTGATCTTGGTCTTGCCCGAGTCCTTCGTGGTGTACAGGTTGCGGAGCTCGACGTTCCAGTCGAGGTCGGCCATCTGGATCGCCTGCTCGGCGGTGACCGCCTCGTTGACGCTGGAACCCAGGCCCGCCCAGGGGAGCTTCCGGTTGGCGTTGATGTCGGTGATCGTGCTCATGATGTCTCCTTCGTCGGTTCGTCTGCGGTACGAGTAGAACACTAGCCTAGCTAGTGAATCCTGTCAAATCAGAAACGCGCGGCGAGCCAGTCGCTGCCGAAGTCGTCGCTGCCCTGGGCCAGCAGCGCAAGCCACTGGGCGTTCGACTCCCGGGCGGAGTCGGACAGTCCCTGGCTCAACTGCGCGTCGCGCAGGGCGGCGAGGTTGTCGGCGTTCTGGGCGGCGTCGCTGGCGTTCATCTGAGTCTCCGTCGGTTCGTCGTTGTGGTACGAGACAGACACTAGCCTAGCTAGTGAATCCTGTCAAATCAGTTGAAAGTAACGGCCGTCTTGGTCGCCTGATCGATCACGTGCTGGGCCATCCACTCGGAGTTGCGACCGTCGCTGCGAACCGACAGCGTGTACTCGGTGCCGTCGGTGATCAGCATCGCGACGCGCTCGATGGCGATGTTGGCGCGAGTGGTGAACGAGAGCTTGTTGCCAGTGGTGATCTCATAAGCGAACATTTCGGGCTCCTCGCGTCGGTTCGTCGTCGTGCTGTAGCGCAGACTCTAGCCTGCTTCGTGAACGGTGTCAAATCGCTCGCTTCGGGATCGCGACGACGCGGTCTCGGTGGACGGCTAGCAGCCGTTCGCGTCCGTAGTAGCCACCCCACACCTCGAGCCACTCAGCGCCCGTCACGGTGTTCGTCGCGCTGCATCGAAACTCGTAGACGGCGCGACGAGATCGGACACGTCGCGCCCAGTCGGCGCGAACGACGATCACGGAATCTCCGTGCGTGATCGTCTGGCCGGCGGGCGTCACGTAGGTGCCAGATCGAACGATATGGTGTCCAACGCGTCCGTTCAGCCGAACGTCAAAGGACGCCGCTGTGGACTCAGCGGCGTCCTTGGTGTCACGACGTTCGGCTAGCTGGGGTCCGACGCGTCCGGCGTCGGCGCGGGCACTGGCGTCGCCGCGATCAGTTCGCGAAGAGCGACGTTGTAGGCCTCGCGCTCTTCGTCGGTCGTTCGCTTGCCGCCACGTTCGATTCGATACACCTTCGACGTGGTACTGCCCATCGCGGTCGCCAGCGCGGCGCGTGAGATGTTGGCGTTGGTGCGCGTTCGCTCCAGGTCGCTCAGCTCGTCGGGCGCCTCGGTCGTGGCGTTCTGATTCCTTGCCATGGTTGATCCTTCCGGTTGATTTGGGTCAACGCTATCAGGACCCGGGATATTGTCGTTGTGAATCCAAACACGAGCCTGCTCGCCAGTTCGCTCGCTTGTGACGAACGTCGGTGTCCACTTGTAGCTCGTAACCGGTAGTGAAAGACCAGCTTGGGTACACAATGTGACGGTGTCGTACGCGTGACCATTCAGTGGTCCACCCTGGAAGAAGTTCAGCATCGGGTATGCTCCTTGGAACCAGTCATGCGTCGGACGGAGACAGACGCTACACACCCACCACTCATGTTCACTCGTACCAACGTTTCGGAAGCCTTGGCGTTGACTGCATGTGCAATACATGATCACACCTTCAACTTCCGAAGATGCATCGCTGCCATCCATCGATCAAGTGTGTCCTTTCCGGTGCGATATGCCTTCTGATAGTCGTTCATGCACGACTTGCACCAGGCCTGATATCCAGCGCCGCGTCGGTAAAACGATGCACGAGGTTTATCTTCGCAGCACAAGTTACACTTCTTGACGCTCGCGACGAGCGGAATTCCGTCCATCACATCACTCCCTACAAGCTTCTGATGAGAATGCCCAGTCCGATCACGCCCAGCAGCATCACGACCAAACCTGCCGTGAGTCCGCCCATGTCGAATGCGGTCTTGATCGTCTCCGGGTCGAATGGATTGATCGGCGGCCGTTGATCCGCGGGCACACGACTCTCGAGGACGATCATTCCGCCTCCGATCGTCGCGCTCAAGGTAAGCAGGAAAAATGCGAACTTGATCAGCATCGCGGTCCTTTCGTCGGTTGTGACAAATCTAGCCGAGGAATTTGTCGATTGTCAAATCAAACTTGCACTGTGATAAGCTCGTCCAGTGCGTATGATCTGCGCCATCCGCCGGAGTAGATCACGTACCACGACTCGCGACCGTGCGTTTCCTTTTCGGAGTAACTGACCGCACGCCAACGACCGTCGAGCCACGCGGTGTGACCGCGCATCACCAGATGCGCGGCCAGCCGTCGCGTGCTCACTGGTTTGTCCGTCGGCAGTAGTGCGCGACGATCGCGGAGATCGCCTGCGTCTGCGTCACACCACGAGCGACGACGTACACACCCGGGTTGGCCGTCGCGTCGTAGTTGCCCTGCCACTGACGGTCGTACCACCCGATGGTCTCCTCGTCACGAACGACGAACGTGCGATCGTTGCGGTCGGTGAACGTGTACTTGGGCTGCTCGAGCTTGACGTCGTCCATGATGTCAGATCTCGCACTCGTGCTCGGTGTCGCAGTCGATCACGTTCTGCCCGAATTCGCCACCGACGAGCACGTCGACGGCGAGACCGTCGCGGTAGATCACGTCACCGCCGCAGTTGCCGCACCGGGTGTGTTCCTGGGTGATGATGTCCATGATGTCCTCCGCGTCGCTTCGTCGTCGCCTAACGAGACGAACGTTAGCCTAGCTGCACGATCGTGTCAAATCGTCGTCCAGTGGTGCGTGACGTCGACTACGGTCTCGCGCTCAGCGTCTCCGTACTTGCGCGCTAGCAGTCGATCGGTCAACGCCAGCGACACGCCAACGTCGCCGTCTGGCGTCCCGTTCAGCGCCCGCAACGCCGCACCGGCGATCCAACGTCCAGCCTGGACGGGTACGCCCTTGCCCCAGCCTGGTCCGAGATCAGGCGCACTACGAACAGGCCAGATCTTCCACGCATCGGGAAAGCCTTGGATCCTGGCAACCTCACGATGTGTCAACGTTCGCGGCAACGTCGGGTGAACGATCAAGTGCACACCACCGCCGGTGACCACACGCGCTGGACGATCCCAGTGCCAACGGATCGGCTGATTGCCGGGTCGTCCCATCCAGAAGTCATTCTCAATGAGGCGCTTCCACTTCGGAATGCGCTCCACCGTTCCGTCGTCGCGTATCACCTTGGTGTCGTAGTCCCAACCGCGGGGAAACGTACCGGTTCGTGCGTACAGATCGCGCATAACCGAGTTGATCGTCTCACCTTCTGCCCACGGCGCGACGTTGAACACGTCACGAATACGTTCGAGCGTCGGCGAGTAGTAGATGTCGTGTCCGTCGACCGAACCAGTACCATCATGCGCTTCGCGTCGTGCCCATCGCGAGCTGTTGACGACCTCCACATGAGTGCAGTCGCAGGCCCGTGGCGGGCTGATCCGCGTTGAGCAAGCACATCGTGTTCCGACGTAGGGTTGCTCCACCATCGTCATACTGGCCGGTAACAGATCCCGCAGTGCATCCCCAAGAACTGGGATGTAATCCAGTGTCGGCGGGCTGGCCCCAAACGGAATACGTGATGCTACGAAAAAGTAACGTTTCCGCATCGAACAGCCGCCGACCGACAGGTTGTTGTGCAACACGTGATAGAGGTGGTAGTCCAGTCCAGTTTCTTTTTCGAGATGACTACGGAGCGCGCGCATCAACGGAAGACCTTGCCGGAACGCCTGTTGCACCGACTCAAAGATCACGATCTCAGGTGACACCAGGCTGGCGTATCTGATCACCTCCCACATACACTCGTTGATCGCGGCGTCCTGACCGCGAAAGTGCTTGGGAGACAGTGTGCTGAAACCGGAGCAGGGCGGGTTGCCGAACACGAGTTGCACATCGTCGATCGCGTGCCACTGCGTCGGATCGACCGCGATGCTATCCCAATCATCGCCTAGGAGTCGACGATTGGCCAGGCAGTTGTACACGCCGAATCCGAGTGAACGTGAGAACTTGGCGACGAGCTCGAACCCAGCTTGCACCGCACCGAGAGTGAACCCGCCGCCGAAGCCGTGAACGTCAACTGCTCTCATCGTACTCGTCTCGAACGTTTCGCCAACCCCACGCGCGTAGGATGGCGGCGATCGCGGGAGGACGCCAGCCGGTCGGTTTCACGACGTCATGCGGTGAACTGCGCTTGGAGTCCGATCCGTCGCTGGATGCACGCTGCTTGGTCATGTTGGCACGGTGGACCTCATCCCAGAGATGTTGCCAAGGCAATCCCATCAGGTGCGCCGTACCCATCGCGACGTACACGATGTCGATCAACGCGTCGGCCATCTTGACGGGATCGTTCTCGTCGCAACCTTCGATGAATTCCTTGAGTTCTTCCCTAAGAAACTCAATTCGAAACTCGACTACGTCGTCGGACAATTCACGTGATCGTGGTCCGGGATACGATGATTCGGGTAAACCAAACTTAGTGTGGAATCGACCAACGTCGTCGAAGTTACTTGACATTTTGAGTCACCTGATCATAGACCCACGCATACGTCTTGGCGAGACCATCCGTCAAGTTGGTATTGACCGGTTCGTAACCGTACGTCTCGGCGAACAACGTGTTGTCACTGGATCGACCGCGCACGCCTTCAGGACCGTGAACATGTTTGATCGTGAGGTGCCTCATGTCGGCAATGTCCATGATCAACGCTGCGAGCTGATTCACCGTGATCAACTCCGACGATCCGATGTTGACCGGTCCGGGATAGTACGCACTGGTCATGACGCTGAGCGTCGCGTCGACGCAGTCATCCACGTACAAGAACGTTCGCGTCTGCTCGCCATCGCCCCAGATGTCGATCTCGGTATGACCGTGAATTTTTGCCTCGGCCACCTTTCTGCACAAGGCAGCAGGTGCCTTCTCGCGACCGCCTTGCCATGATCCGAAGGGCCCGTAGACGTTGTGGTAACGCGCGGCGCGAGCGTCGAGCGCACCTTTTTGTCGATAGGCCTCACAAAGACGCTCGGTGTACAACTTCTCCCACCCATATCCATCCTCAGGATCGGCCGGATACGCCTCGTCTTCACGGAGCGCTGGCCCGTTTTCTGAGATCTGACGGTAAGACGGATATACGCACGCGCTGGATGAGAAGAAGAATCGCTCGACGTCGGCGAACTTTGCTGCCTCTAATGCGGTAACACTGAGTCGAACGTTTCGTAGGCAATCCAGGTCGTGGTCGGCGATAAACCCCATACCACCCATATCTGCGGCGAGGTCGAACACCATGTCCGTACCGTGCATCATGGACGCCAGGGTTCGTGATGCGAACGCCGCACTGATGTCATACAGTGGCACGTTATGCGCGCTTGGTACCGTGTACCACCAGTCGGATTGACTCTTGACGTCGATCGCGATGACCTCATCAAAGATACGAGCGAGTCGTTTTGTCAGGTGTCCGCCAATGAATCCGCCCGCACCGAGTACCATAGCTTTTGAGAAAACCTTGATCACGTGATCATCACCTCAAACCACCTCGGGAAGAATGCCGCCGTTACCTCAGGAATGAAATTGACGTGATCGAACAGTGCGCGAATTGTCTCGTAGTACAGGGAGTCGACGTCGCGTCGATCACTATGCTCGATATCGCGGAGGGCGCTCAAGAACCGACCGGTATGACGGTAGCCGTGCAGCTCGGCTTCGACGTCGTTCCAAGGATCGTGGTCGTTACGCTTTTGGTGCACCATGGCACCACCAAATTGGACGTACTGGTTCTCCATCTGAGCCAACACATGTTCGGCGACGTAGCCCGCCCAGATGTCGTCGTACCGTCCAATACCAGGCCAGACTCCCATCAGGATCGCGAGGTCGCCGCGATAGGCCGTCGACTGGCTGTTCAGTGGCGCGAAGATGTGCGGATCGATGATCGCCTGACGCGCGTTGCAGACGTGTCGATCACCGCCGGTAACACGGGTGATCGCGTCGACATCGGGATCACCTGTCCACAGGGCTGCGACGACGGCGATATCCGACGGCGTCGGAACGTCGAAATCGCGTGTTCCAAACGTGGAGTCGTACTGATCGTATGGCAATCCACGGGCACGTACCGCGGGAGCGCAGAGCATGCCGGGGTTGAACAGTCCGCCTCCTCCGCCGATGGGATAGGTCACAGGAAATTGGTGCGGGCCCGACATCGCGTTCTTCACGTGTGTGAAGAAGTCAGCAGCGGGGACGTTGTCGTCGTCCACGGTGACAATGATACCGGGCCGTAACTCGTGGGCCGCTGCGATCGCGAGATTTCGACGTTGGATCGAGCGCCAACCGATCGCCTCGCTGAGCTTGGGCCATCGGTCGTGTTGTTCCTCGGCGGTCAGAAAATCACCACCGAGAGCTTCGACGTACTCCTTAAGCTCGGGATTGGATTCCTGATCGGCGGCGACGATCAGGTGACCGTGTTGTGCCCACTCCGCGTACGCGGTTGGACGCTTGTTGATGGACGTACTGACGATTATCACATCTGGCCGTACGTTCTCATCCACTGCGGCCGATCCTTTCGTCGATCATGCGCAGGTGGCGCGCCTCAGCGACGGCCATGTCGTAGTGTGCGCGTTGCGCGCGAACGAGCCAGAGCCACGTGTCACGGTTCTGACTCAGGTAGTCGACGCGTGACCTGAGATCATCCGGCGACGTGACCCGCAGCCAGTCGCGTAGCTCGCTTGGCGCGTCGCCAAGAATGTGGTTCTGCGTGTCGTACAGCGGGTGAAAGAAGCAAACGGTTCCGACCGCAAACGCCTGCCAAGGCTTGGTGGTTGCCCATCCTGAGCCACTGCTCGGCGTGGTGAGCGTCGTCTTGACTGATCTGAGCTTGTCGTAGTACTCGTTCCACGGCGCCGACGTGATCGTCCGACCGATCGCGAGCTGCGAGCTGTCCGACCATCGACCGTGAATGAATGCGGGATCAAGTGGTAGGACGTATTCGGTCAGTGCTTGAAGACGCGAGACCGACGTCTTCTTGATGATGGTCCCAGCTTCGTTGATGAAGAGACCAAACGCGTCACGATCTTCCCAGTTCTCGAAGAACCACGGGTGAATGTGTTGAGGCATGATTCCACAGATCTCGAGACGCGAGTACACGTACTTCTGTTCGTAGTACCACGTCTCAGTGTTCCACGTCGCAACGTCGCCGAAACCTCGATCTGCGGGATCACTGGGGTCCCCGTAACGCTCGCAGCGTTGACGTTTGGTCAAGTCGTACTGACCAAGGATCGGGTGACGTAACGGCCACTTCAGATCCCGTGTCTTGATCGTGTTGCGTGGATCTGTGATCAACCAGATCTCTTCCCGGTTGATCGGGTCGGTCATCCTGAACCGATTGATACCTCGGATCACGTGCGCACCATACTTGACGCAGTTCACATACGGCTTGCTGTACGCGTCACGAGCGCGAACCTGCGGAATCGGATAGTGGCTCGTGCAGTGTTGACCGATCCACACGATCATGGCGTCCAGATCGGTGTAATGTGGCATCACGTGTTCGTCGAAGATCTCGACTGTTCGCACGAGCGCCTCATGCGTATAAGTCTCAGGACGAGCGCTGTAGAACTCCTTCTTGTACTTTGTCAGAGTAGGTGCGATCTGCGTCCACGGATTCTCGACGTTTGGTGGCAACCCCACCTCGCTGGGAACCTCGCCCTTGCTTGATCCGACGAGTACGAACGTGTCGTCAGGTCGACGTGTCGCGAGGTCGATAAGTGTGTTGGTCGGTTCGTCGTCGCCACCTGTCATAGCCCAGGTGCCATCGGTGAACCGGAACGCGCGACCAAGTCGCGCGTACCCGATCCTCTTTCCCATGTGTTTCCTGACTCAGAATGGAACAGGCGGTGGCGGCGGGATGTTCGCCAGCGGTGGCGTTGCTGGTGCGGCAGGCTGCTCAGGTGCCGCGTAGACCGGCGCAGCGGCGGGAGCCTGAGCGGGAGCTGGAGCCTCAGGCTGCGGAGTTGGCTGGACGTACGCGGGTTGCGCCGGTGCGGGCGGAGGCGGTGGAACTGGCGGCGCAGCGGGTGGTGCTGGCGGCTGCGGCTGCGGCGCCGGTGCTGGCTGTTGCGGCGCTGGTGCGGGCGGCGGAGGCGGTGGCGTTGGCATGGCCGCCGGTGTCGGCACGTTGTACTGCGGCGCCGGTGCTGGCTGTTGCGGCGCTGGTGCGGGCGGCGGAGGCGGTGGCGTTGGCATGGCCGCCGGTGTCGGCACGTTGTACTGCGCCTGAACGTGGGCAGCCGCAGCGTCGCCAACCTGCGCGACCGGTGGCGCTGGCGGCGCTGGTGGCGGAGGCGGTGCGACGGGCGGCGGACCCGTCGGCGGCGCGATCGGAGGCGGTGACATTCCTGGTACGCCTGGGACGGTGTTCGACTGAATTGCGGTCACATTCTCGCGATTCTCACCGGCCCACACACGGTGATCCACCGTCACACTGACGCGACGACCGAACATGAGTCCCGCGACCGACGCAGGATCCGGGCCAGCTTTGAAGTACTCCTCGGTGAAACCGAGTGCCTTCATGTTCTTGAAGAACATGCGCAGCGCGTTTGGGTTTTCCGCGCTGATCACGAACTGAGTGTAAACGTGTCGGCCCATGTGCGGACCCTCGTCCACAGACAGCTTGATCTTGTACATGGGCTTACCCGTACCCGACGTCGTGTACTCGGCCGATGCGACCGTCATGTTGTACACGCCCTTGGGGATCGGCGTGAGAGTGCCGCCTGCGGCGTTCAGCAGATCGGCGAAACTGAAGTTGGTCACGCGATTCCTTCCGTTGGTGGTGCGGGAAGAGGACCGAACACGTCGTCGAGCATCTGTGTCACGGTCGGATGATAGATCATGGCAGGCAGCCGACCTTGAACTCGTTCTCCTGCCTCGTATTGCTGACTCGGAACGACTGCCATCTGTCGGACCGCATAGTGCGGTTGTGTTGGATCTTCCTGCGCGTAACTCACGACGTGAAGATAACCGATCACGTCCATAAAGTAAGGCATCTTCACCGAGAGTTGACCTTGAACGTAGGGTCGCCACTTACCGTCGCGCATCTGCGTCATGGCGGTGATCACCACCGCTTCGAGTGGTTTCGTCGGGTGTTCGGTCAGGTCACGGAACCGACGGCAGGTGCGCTCCATGTGTGTGAGAAGATCACCCCACAATCGTTGATCCATTCGACCGTCTGCGCTGAGATCATCCTTGCATCGAGTCTGCACCTCGGTGATCGAGTCGATCGACACCGAACGGAACGGATGATAGCCCGAATCGAGCCACTCCATAACACGTGTCAACGTGCTGTACTCGCGGATCAAGACCACGCACGTTTCCCACGTGCCGTTATACTCCGGCGGCGAGTCGCGCATCGGATCCCAGAACACCTTGGTGCCAGGTAAGAATCGATACGCCATCTCGGCGTCGATCAACAGACGTGGCGCAGGAGTCGAGTTCGCGAACGTCGACTTTCCTGCCTTGGAGTCGGCGTGAACGAGCACCGAGATAGCACGGCCACGAATGACCGGATGTGTCACGTCTTATTCGCCTCCACCTCAGCGTCGTACAGGTCGCAGCACTCGTCGCACGCGACACCATCTTCGACGTACCCGGCTTCGTCGCCGTCGAGAACGGAATCGCCGCAGACGGTACACGTGCCGTTGAACGCCGCCACAAACCGATTTGACAACGTCTGGTGTGTCGGAGTCGTCTCATCGACCGGCTCGGCCATCTTAGCTCCCAACGTAGTTTCTGTTCACGGTATCATCGTCTTGATACCGAGCCTGCGGATCAACGTGCACATAGTATTCGTTAAGCAGCCCCTGCGAGTTCGATCCATCATCCATCATAGGACAGACCGGCAGGAAGTCGCATGACCACGTGCAATCACGCGATGGTCGAGGAGGACAGACGTAGTGGTGATCACCACCTGCGTCGAGTTCGTTACGCGTCTGAACGATCTCGGCGATCACACGATGAACGCGTTGCCACATCGATCGCAACTCGTGTGAATTGTGTCCGACCTCAAGTTGCATGTAGAACGGCGGGTTGGCCTTCGCCGTTCGACGAACCTTACGGAGCATAGTGTAGAGACCACCAGTCGTGCGCCACGCGGGTCCTCCGCCGGTCTGACCTAACGAGTCCAAGTACTCGAGCAGGTGATAGAACTTCATCTGTTCGTCGAGTGGCAGCATGGTCGGCGGCGTGGACAGATCGCCGACGGTCTTGAAGTCACGGAAGAGACGCGCGCCGTCGCGTTCACGTTCCCAGCGTTGATCCAGTCGACCTCTGAGTGTCACGTTGGGTACACCGGACGGTACCTCCAACGTCGTTTCAGCGGCGACCAGATGCAGCCCTTCGTCGATGCCTTCGTCGGATCGCCACGCCATGTAACCTTCGAGCATGGCGGACGCCAGTTCTGACTCAGCTCGAATCTTCCGAACCAACTCGGCGTCGTGCGTGTGCTCGGTCTCTGTCTCGCGGTACAACTCACGCACCACCGTGACGGGATTGGCACCTTCGACGTACAGGGCGTGGAGTGCGACGTGCACACGTGTTCCGAGTTGTCGCGCGCCGATCGGTGATTCCTTTTGACGATTGAGACCAAGTTCGCGGTAGTACGCCAGATACCACTTCCGACGACAGGACTTGAACGTCTGAATCTCAGAGTTGGTGACGGTCAGGGGAAGCAGCGTCTTAGTCATACGTCCTCTTCGTACGGCGTCAATACGTCGATGTCGATAGGTGTTACGGTCAGATCGACGCTATGGTGTTGCGTGTAGAACTCGTGGATATCCTCTCCAGACAGTAGCTTAGCAAGCGTATCCTTGTCTCGCATTATCTCCTGAAGACGATCAGCTTTCTGTCCTAAGACAACTCGTTGACCTTCTTCGATCGTGCCGGAAGAGATCAAGTCAATGATCGTCACCGAATCGTGGATCTCGCTGCCAATTCGATGAATGCGATCTTCAGCCTGCGCGTTCTGAACAGCCGACCACGAACGCTGTAAGAACACCAACGCCGACGCGCGAGTCAAGGTGACGCCTTCGCCGCCAGCCGAGATGGTGCACAACATAATGGGAAGCTGACCGGCTTGAAATCGCTCGATCATATTCTCACGCTCGTATGGCTTCTGACCGCCTACGATGAGACCGTATGGAATCTTAGCCGCAGCTAACCGCTTCTCGGCTAAGGCGATCAACTGACGTGCTTGCGCGAACACGACCAGAGATCGAGTTCCGATCTCCTCGATGATCTCCATCAAGGCGTCGATCTTATTCGACGGGTCGGCGAGAATGGTTCGACCGGTTACGGGATCAACCGTCGCGCTCGAGCTGGCAAACTGCGTCATACGCGTTGCCTGTACGAGTGGATTGGCCGCCATGACGACGCCCTGTCCGCCGCCGGATGTGTCGACGATCGCGAGCAAACCTTTCTTCATCTGCGCGTAGGCGGTAGCTTGCTTAGCGTGCATCTCGACGTATCGAGTGTCGTAGACCTTAGGCGGCAAGAACGGTAGCACAGCCTCCTTAGGCATGCGCCGCATTCGTGGGTCAAGGATCTTGAAGAACTCATCTTTCGTCAACGGATTTAGGCTGACGATCTCAGCCGTTCCAAACAGATTGTATGAGGCAATGCAGTAACGGCCAACGTAGTCGCCGCGTGACGGCCACTCGTCTCGAGAGATGAGATGCATGGCTGGCCACATGTCGCTTGGCGCATCAGCGACCGAGGTACCGGTCGCGCCGTAGACGTAGCGAGTTTGTGCGCGACGCAACGACCAAACGGCGCGGGTTTGCTTAGCCTTGGGATCTTTCATACGATGCGCCTCGTCTGCGATTACCGTTACCCAAGGGATCTGGTTGAGCTCCTTGTCGCACCACTCGCATCGTGATTGCGCGTTCTCCCTTGACTCCGGTAGTTGCGGGTCACACACGTGACATCGACGTAACCGAATACTCCCGTACGGTGCCAACCTCGAGTGCGCACGTACGCCCTCCCAGTTGACGACGTACACGTGATGTGGTGCAGCGATGATCGCGCGTCGTTTGGCCGCACTACCTGTGATGATCCCGATGCTTAATCCGGGAAACCACTTCTCAAACTCTTTGCCCCACTTGATGATCATGTTGTTTGGGGCGACGACGATCGCGGGGAAGGGATTCTCACCTTGTCGAACAAGTTCGACCAGTGTGCGAATGATCTGGACGGTCTTACCCGTACCCATGTCGTCGCAGAGAATGGCACGTTGCGCGATCGATAAGAACTTGACTCCCGCACGTTGATACGGGTAGAGATCAGGATCACCGGGCGCGTCCCACGCCTGACGTAGTTGAAGACCAGGCACGATGCGATTTTCATGCTCAGCGATCGACCAGTCAGCCAGGCTAGGTCCTACGTCCAGTCGGTCGCCAAACACACCGCGAAGCTGTTGACATGCGGCCCACGTCAGCGGCATGAACCACCGGTGGAGACTCGAGTCGTACGTCGAACCGGGCAGCGTTCGGAGCAACTCCTTATCACGAAAAGGCTCGGAGCTGACGACGAGCAACCGCTCGTCGTCAAAGACGTCAACCGCAACCGTCACGTGTGTTTGTCCCTTCGACGCGTCGTGTTAGCGATCGTATATCGATGGATTACGTGAGTGCGAGTTCCATCATCGTCTCGACGTCAAGCCAGCCTCGACGCGCCATACCTGAGAGCAAGTGTCGCGCCGCGTCGTTCGCGTGCACCTTACCGCGCTTGTGCCAACCAAGCAACTTCAGTCGATCGTCGGTGCCAAGCAACTTACCCTCAGCTTGAGCCTGCATATGCAGTTCCGAGTTCGAATACACCGACGCGAAGTAGCGCAACACGCCGATCATCTCGAGCGACCACGGTGCCTGTGTGTTCTTAGCTGTGTTCACCGTAATGATGAATCGCTCGGCGATCCACATGACACCAGAACCAGCACCGCAGATGCTGTGACACTTGGCGTAGGCGTCAGAGTAGTCACCTTGATCCGAGTCAAACTCGTTCGTGCTGACGTTCCACGTTGCCCAGCCGGTCGTCAAACCAGGGTCCCACGCGGTGACCAACAGAATGTGTGCAGGAACGTTTGACACTCTCATGCGTCTGTCCTTTCGTCAGCGGTACTTGTCACCCCAGTTGTTCGTCAAGACGTCAGCCGACCACGTGATAGGCACCGCGTAGTTATCACGATCCGTGCACGTTTCAACGATCAATCGTGCGACCTCTTCGGCGTCTTCGATCGGAACGTCAGCCACGATCTCATCGTGCACCGGCAAGATCATGATACCCGGACCAAGAACGGAATCACAGGCGATCAAGTTTTGCTTCAAGATCTCAGCGGCGTGCGACTGAATCTTGTAGTTGACGAGCGTATAGGGCTTGCCGGGCTCACACGGCATGTACCGACCAAGAGGTGTGTAGATGAACGGCGGCAAGTTGTGTCGAGCCCCGTTCATGATGCCCTCAGATTCGATGTCGCGCTGCATCTGAAGAATGCCGGGGTACGTCGCGTCGAACGCGTCGACGACCATCTTCATGATCTCAAAGCCCACACCCGCGGTGGTCGCCATCTTGCCGACACCAGCACCGAACAGCTTACCGTAGGTAGCGTTCTTCATAAGCTGCCGACGCGCATCCTTCTTGTCGATCGGAGTCTGGAACGCCTGAGCCGCGAGTCCACAGAAGAAGTCACCGCCCTGCTCGTCCGCATGTCGGAACGTACGGATCATGCCTTCATCACGTGAGAAGTGCGTCGCGAGGCGTGCTTCGATCTGATCTGCGTCGCACGTAACGAGCGCGTGATTCTCGCTTGGGATGAAACCGGTGCGGACCGTTGGGTCCTTACGCGGCAACGTTTGGAGAGCAGGATCGGTCATCGACATACGAGATGTTCGTGTTCCGCACGTCCAGATCGACGGATGGAGCCTGTGGTTGGCGTCCATCATCTCGAGGAAGTTGTCGAAGTAGGGACCGACCGTTTTCTCGAACTTACGAATCTTCAACAACACGCGACCGATATCGTGGTCGATCGACCCGAGAACTTCCTTGTCGAGTGATCGCGCGCCACCTTGCGTGTATTTTTCTTGATAGGGGATCTCATGCGCGTTCAGAACCGCGATGACCTGCTGACTGCTGTTCGCGTTCTGGATTCCGTACGCGTCACGAAGCCACATCTTGGCGTCGCCGACCCACGCGTTAAGTTCACTACGCTTTCGAACGCAGTACGCGGGATCGATGCGCGCGCCGCGTCGTTCCATGTTGAAGACGGCCTGAAGCGCACCCATCTCGAGCTGATAAGTAGCGGCGAACGAGTTCAGAACTGGTGCGTGAAATCGTTCGTAGAGGTGACACGTCAACACCGGATCAAGTGCCGCGTAGATCCAGTAGGCGGGGACGTCGATCGGTACGGTGTCGAACGTCCAACGGTTGGTCTTCATGGCGTCGTCGAGCAGACGTTGCGCGGCCGACGCCTTGGGGTCGATCAGCATCGACGACAGCGGCTTGAGACCCTTGAGTCGCTGCGGGTCGAGTAGATGTGCCATGGTCATAGTGTCGTGACTGCGGTCCCACGGCCACTTGAACCCAGTGAAGTGGTTGGTGATGAATCGTGCGTCGAACTTCAAGTTGTGTAACACGATCTCACCACGATACTTGGTGAGAACCTCGCGGGCCAGTCCGCCCCAACCGTCCCACGGTAACGCCCAGCCGGTCGACAGGTCACCGAATTGGATCATACGAAGTCGATGCTGCTCAGGTCTAAGTCCTCCGGTCTCGGTGTCAACACCGAGAACACGACGGTGCTCGCCGAGCCAGCGCATGAACTCGTTCGCGTCGTCTAGTGTCGTGATGAGATGAAGCTGAACGTCGGCGAGTGGACTCGTGGCAGGTGCTCGATCGCCTGCCTTGACAAGTTCGGTCACCAGGCGTCGATGATCCAGAGAAAGATCGTCCAAAAGCCTGCGGCGATCAACATCATGAACATAACCACGAGTCCAATGCCGATCACCTTACCGATCGCGTCAGCTACTTGGTCTCGCTTACGGAGTTCAGGTTGTCCGGCGGATTCATCGTGTTGAATCGGTTCCACCTATACTCCTCATAGTGATAGCGGGGCCACGACCCATCGTAGTCATTCATAGCATGGGCAACGGTAACACGCACACCGCTGTCGTTGAGGATCGTCCGACCTTCTTCAGGTCGAAGATGCGTCTCGTTCGGCGAGATCAACATCACAACGCGTGCGACACCAGAGTTCGCGGCTAGCTTAGCGCAGGTCAGACAGCACGACGTCGTGGTGTACAGCGTGCCGCCGACGTAGTCTCGTCGATCGGCGAATAGCATGGCGTTGGCCTCGGCGTGGATCGCGACGCAGTTATCGTGATCAGCCCTCAGCTCCTGCGTACGCCCGCGTTGGCAGAACGACGCGCAACCGGGCAACAACACCGAGACAGATGCGACCAGACCGGCCGGCGGGCCGTTGTAGCCCGTCGCTACCGGTCGTTGACTGGCGTCGACGATCACGGCGCCTACCTGTCGGTTGGTGCAGCGCGAACGCAGCGCGATCGACGACGCGATGCTCAGCCAGGTGTCATCCCACGAAGGTCTCATCCGAGTAACTCGTCGTTCATGATCTCGTCCACCAACTCCTGTTGCTCCGCTTTGGTTAAATACTTAGGCCAGATACATGGGTTCTGACAACTGTGCGGATACGTCACGCACTCTTTATGACACCCACATTCATCGCGTTTATCTTTCACGGATTAACCCACTCGCTGAGAAGTCCGTCGAAGTCGGGGACGACGACTTTCATAAGCTTTGGATTGTACGTAAGCTCGTGCGCACGATTCATGATCATGGTCCACCGCATACGCGGTGGAGTAGTTAACTGTCTACGTATATCCGCACCAAGTCCGTTATTTGGCACGATCGGATAGTCGATTCGCGTCACGAAATCAGAGTTGACTCGCATAGCTGCTTCGACATCCTTGTCGTACAGATGCAACGAGTCGACGACGTGCGTGTACTCACCCTGTTCGACGTTGAGCGCGTTTGCCATGCTGGCGTGCAACGTGGTGAACTGAAACGAGTCATACGGCCAACCCATGTGTAGGTCGTTGCTCCGCATATGTGTCGTCATGTGGAGATGATAACGACGAAGATGCCACGACAGGTACACCGTGCACGGGTAGTCGTTTGCGTCGTCGTGAAACAGGTCCCACGACGGATCCCAGATCGTCGCGACGGCACGTCGTGTCTGGGGCGATTCGTCGAGACGAGTGATCACACGTGGGATCTGCGCGCGAAGTCGTGGACCATACGCACCGTGGAACGTGCCGCCGTCCATGTAGGGACGTGTTGCTGGCGACAACGACTGCATTCGCGTCGGATCACTGAAGCCGCCTACGAGTTGAAGTGCCTCGATCGCGGCAAGCTTGACGTTCAACGACCGGCCTACGCCGACCATAAGCGAGTGCTGTGGATCGCTCAAGATGGTAGTGACGTTGCGCAGTTCGTACGTGCTCATACCGCGAGGCGAAACCTTCTCACCCTGCGTCAGAAGAAGCGACCGAAGTTTCTCGTACGCGTCGGCGGCTGTCGTCGCTTCGACCAGGTGTGCCATATGCGATCCTCTCGGCGTACTCAATGCCCCTGTGGTGGGCAAATCGCCGAACCCACTGCGGGTGCGGTACGTGGTGATAAGGAATGTGGTTATCTCGTACGACACGCAGCGCCGACTGCCCCATGGCAACGACACGTGGTTTCCCTAACGCTCTCCACAGAGCACGGAGGTTGATCTCCTCCAACGCGTTCGCGAGTCCGTAGTTGGTCGCCTGGATCGCCTCCAGACGATCCAGTAAGAACTCGCCGCTGGTGCCCCCGAAGGGCACGAACGCACTGGGGAAGTTCGCGTTGTTACGCCGTTCACCGAGCAACAGCAACTCAGGTTGTGTCGGACCGACGTACGTGGGCCACTCAGCGCTCAGATCTTTGACCGCGTCGGCGCGACGTCGGGCGGCGTTGATCATCTTAGGGACGGTCTCAGACGTGACGGTGTCCACGAACGAGTAGCGTTCCGCGGCGCAGTGGAACCGGTAAAACCGCCACACCTGTTCGACGTGTGTTGGGTGAAGAAGGTCGTCACCGCGATCCCAGAGTCGCTTGCGGACGATGTGCAACGGCGTGTCCATAACGACGCGTAACGCACCACGCGATCGAAGAAAGAGTTCCACGTGTCGATTCATCGCGGGAGTGAGTTTACTGAGTCCGCGGTAGAGTGGGCCGTACACAAGTTCGCCGACGTGCCAGCGATCGCAGATGATGTGGTGTCCGTTGTCTGGGTGATAACTGAGAAGTCGTGCCTCATATTCGACCAACGGATGATCGACCAGTGGACCACTCGAGATGACCTGCACCGATCCCTGGCCGGTTAGCGCGTCGACGAGGGCGCGGATAAGTGTTGACTTACCCGCGCCGTCGATACCCTCAACGACGATCAGCATCGTTGTGATCTTCGATCTGCACCTCGAGAAGGAGTTCGCCGAACGCGGTGTGCCGAACGCGCGTCTGGTGGAACCCGTGCGCCACGATCGTCGATTGAACGAGGTTGCTCCACCACTGATATGCGGTGGTCAACATGATCGCGGGTGTCGGACTGAACGCCGCGATCTGCGTCCACTGATGTTCCATCTCGACGGTCTTGGTTTCGTCCCAGTATGCGCCCGCGGATGGCGCGGCGTGGTCGTAGAACATGGCACCATCGAGAATGCGATCGTGTCCCATCTCGAGTTCACAGAAGTGTGTAAGCGGGTTCTCTGGGTCGGCTGACATACACCGATTACCGCGCTCACCTGTTTCATGAATGTAAGGTGGTACCCGTGCGGCGTCGAGTTCGTCACTGAACTCGTCGGGCTGCGTTGTCTCCATCGTCATTTCGTCACCTTCTTGGATCATTCGTCGTCGGCGTCGGGTCCTGGAATGTGAACGATCTGCGCCTGCTCGGCACCGGCGACCGTGGTGATCAACATGGGAATGAAGTAGGCGAGATCCGTGGGATCTGTGATGCTGTCGATGAACGCGTCGTACGTGGCGTCACACTCAGCGTGTTCGTGGTTCAACGCGTGCGTCACGCACTTCATCGCAGTGTCACGGATGTGATCGGGTACAGCGGCGTTGGCGTCGTAGTTGGCCAGAACGAGGAGGGTGTCGGGTGCCATGTTTCCTCGTTCGATCATCATGTTGCCGATCATACAGCATCGGCTGAACCCGGCGCATACGAACGCGGTGTACCGTTCGGAGATCTCGTCGATGCCGAGTTCCTGTCCGCCTTTGGAGACGTAGGCGTCGAACGTATGCTGTGCCAACGGTGCGATGTTCTGCTGAACGCCGATGATGCACATGTGCATCGCAGTGGTGGCCTCCTGCGAAAGTGCGGTCAGACGTTGCCGTTCGTCGGGAGTGAGATGCGCGAACGGCTCCGGCAGTTCGAGTGCTTGGCCATCGTCGCCGATCTTCTGGTCGATCGAGTGGAGGAGACGACTCAGTTCGTCGTCCATCACACGTTGTCCGTCTGACTGGGCGCGTCCAGCGTCAACGTGACGCCGGGGTAGCGCGTCACCAACGCGTTGTGCGCGGCGTTCTGCGCCTGACTCAGCGCTCGCAGGATCGCCTCCAGGATCGTCGAGTCGTCGGCGTCGTCGGACAACGGTGTCGACTCGGTGACGTTCGTACCCCAGTGCTGATTCCACCCCCTGTCGGTGGAGATCGAGATGTTCACGTAGGCGTTGGCGTCGACTCGTTCACGCGTGGGTGCGGGTGGTTGCGGTTGCGCCATGTTCGTCTCGCCACTCATGTTGTGCGTCCTTTCGTCAGTTCAGTTCACGTATTCGACCTGCGCCGCGGTGCGCAGGTCGACATCTTGCTGGATGGCCGTCGCGAGTGCGTCACGTGCCACCTTGATGAGGTACCGCGTGCCGTTCTCGTCGCGCCGGTACAACGTGGCGATGGCACCGGACGCGGTGTCGGCGATGTGCGTCGAGTGGATGTCACGCTCCAAGCGAATGATACCGGATTCGCCTAGATCGGTCAGTGCGACGTCGGCGTCAGGCCAGCATAGGGGGCAGCCGACCAACTCGGCGTGCCGCGGGTCGCGCATTGCCTCGCTGATCGCGGTTTCGGCTCCACGAGTGCACGGTCCGTCGACGCGATGGAACACCACCGATCGACCGATCTTGGTCGTGAGATACGTGCCGGACTCGGTGCGGTAGATCGCGACCTCCGTCCAACGCAGCGCGTCGCCGTCGTCGCTTGTCGCTCGTCCGAGCTCCACGCCTATGAATTGGATCCTGCGATCACCGTCGATCAACTCGTGTTCAGGCATGGTCGCTCCGTCTCTGGTCGTTCGATCGATCACCAGTCTAGTTGACGACGCGAGGAAACTGCTCGCTTTCCTTGAGCACGAGAGTCTGGATCTCGCGATCAGAGACGTACGCGTTCCACGCCTTGATGATCAACCCGAGCTGGTGAAGACGGGCGTTGCTACGACGTCGGTTCTGGCCGAGGCCGATGCGAAGAACGTGTCGCCGAGGGTCGTGGATGCTGAGACCGGCGCCACTCTCGACGCCACTCCAGAAGTCCATCCAGCGCTGACTACCGCGCGTGAGGTAGATCGCCGCGCAGACGACCGACTGGGCTAGCTGGCACTGCTTGCCGACGCGCATCGCCTGCGCGACGTAGTCACCAAGGTCGGGACGCTTCTCCAGCTCGTGAAGGACGGTGAGGTTCGTCATGCCGCCGCGAACGGCACGTGCCGTCTTGCCCGCGATTCGGTCTTCATACTGCACGATCATGCGAACGGCGGCGGTGATCGCGATGCTGTTCTCGCCGCCCGTCATGGTTAGGTAGTCGTTGATCGACCTGGGTCGTCCGGCGTCGATTGTCGGCACCATGTCCAACGGGACGTTGTATGCCACGGTGAACTCGATCGTGCAGCCCGATGCGATCACCGCGTACAGGCGATGCTGTCCGTCGACGAGCTTGCCGTCGGGCGACATCTTGATGGTCTCGCCGTTGTTGACCCACCCGCCGGACAGCATGTCTTCGGTGTACGCCGTGACGCGCGCCTTGTTCACCCGACGATTCGCGATCATGTTCTCGAGCATGTACGTCGCGAGCTGCGGGTCGATCTTCTCGTTCCTAGTTTCCACCTCAGGCAGCAACTCCACCTTGGGTGACTTGGCTCTCGTTACCATGTCATGTCCGTTCGTCGTAGTCAGTAGGCAGTTATGTCGATCGGGGTGCGGTGGCGTCGGTCGCGCCACCGCACCTCGATCAACTGACACGCTAATCGTCGATGCCGACGATTGTCAACAGCAGTTCTCAGGCCTGCGGATTGGTGACCTTGAGGGTCACCACCGCGTCGTCCCGCGAGTTGAACCGCCAGTCCGAATCGAGACCGACGTCGCTGAGGTACATCATCGAGTTGTTGAGCGTGTTCAGCAGGTCGGCGCCGCGGAGATCCTTGAGCCGACTCCGCCGGGCCGTCACTCCCCGGACCGTCCGGGTGACGGTCATCGTCAGGTCGAACGTGCCCTCGCCGTTCAGCTCGGCCACGGCCTCCCGCGGTCCGTTGATCATGGCGACGGCCTCGTCGACCACGGAGCAGTAGCCGTGCGCGTTCTTGAGCCCCATGGCGATCAGGTCGACCTTGTGGGCGTAGTCGGTGGCGTTGCGCGCCACGAGCACGACGTCGCCGACGGGTACGGTGGTGACCTCACCGAGCGAGTCGACGATGGTGATCGACTCGTTCGCCGGGTCGTCGTCCGGGACGATGGCGATGATCGTCTTCAGGCCGTCGTCGTGTCGGACGATCGCGGTGATCGGAAACCGCTCGGCCAGTTCGATGGGTTCCGCGGCGATCACCCGCGCGTCGGCGCTGTTGTCGATGTCGAGCATGGTGTTGTTGTCCCTTCGTCTGATGGTGTCACGTTCACGTAGGTAGTCCATCTCTTCTTCGGCAGAACGCCGTCGAGAGATGGCTTCTTGCTCGTGGCGATGGTTGGAGACGGCTCGCGTAACCGTGATCACGGCGATCACCCCGATCGCCCCGATCAAGATTATGATCGGTACGACGTAGTCGACCATGAACGACTACTCCGTGTCGGTGGTGTCCGAGTCGGTGTCGGTGTCGCCGACGGTCGTGGTGGCCGCGTCGTCCGCCTCCGACTTGACCGCAGCGGTCGTCACGAAGTCGCGCAGCGCCTGCACGGCGATCTCCTCGTCCGCGTCCAGGACGGACTCCTGGACCCAGTGGTTCCGGGTACCGAAGTTGTTGACGAACTGCGCGACCTGCTCGAGCTGCCACCTGTCGGCCTTGGTGAGCAGGACGGTCAGTCCCTGCAGGACGGCCTCGCGCTGCTCGTCGGACGTGACGAGAACCTGCTCGCCGTCGGTGTCGAAGCCGGGTGCGGTGGTGGGAGCGTCGTTCTCCAACATGTGTTCTCCTTGATCGGTCTGGTCATCTTCAGGACGGGTTACCACCCGCCGACGCCTACGTCTCACGACGAGCGCGTTTCGACCTGGACGTCGTCATCTACCTTCGTTCAACTCACCGCGTATGTGATCACTGACGATCAACTTGCTGCCCGGAAATGTGACGATCTCGACCTCCTGACTTGTCTTGACACCACTGGGATACGTCATGACCGTGATGTGGTACCCGGACTCACGCGAACCGTCGATCAAGACGACGTCGGCTTCGGGCCAGACGATCGACGCGTGGATGTCCGGCATCAGTCGGTCGGCCGATCGGTCGTGTCGAGCACGAGTCGGTACGCGGCGTCGAGTAGGACGCTCTTGGGGTCACTGGAGTCCAGGTTGGCGTCCAACATGTCAAACGACGTGTGATTGTACGCGTACTCGATCGCCTCTTCGCCCGTCATACTGGGCCAACCTTCGCGAACGTCGGCGACCACCAGTTTCACCGCACGGTCGAACGGCATAAGGACGGTCGGCGCGGAGGACGACTCCTTGATCAGGGTGAGAAGATGTTCCCTGAACAGATCGCGAGCCATCTCCCACCAGACGCCGTCCGTCTGGTCGTCGGGCAGATTGGTGATCGCCCGGCGGAACTCCTTGAGGTCCATCGCGTCGCTGTCCCTTCGTCGTTCGTCCTAGTGAAACGCTATCAGGTCATATCAGGTTGGGTCAAATCGCGTCACCAAGCAGTTCGCGGGCGACGTCCAGGTCGTGGGAGGTACACCCGCAGTCGCCCAGATAAGGCGTGACGACACTGCCCAGGAGGAAGCTCGCGCAGTCGGCGATGATCTCGCGGTCGAACTCGCGCGCTAAGCCAAGTGCGATCTGACGGCGGTGCGCGTACTCATGGTTCACCACGCTGGGTAGGACCTGACACGGGACCGACGTCGCGATCTCGACGGCGCCCGTTACGGTGTCGGTCGAGCCGAACCAGTTCGGCGGCAGATCGGACGACATCGTCCACATGGCGGGATCGTCGCCCAGTTCCACGACGCGTGCGTGCATCAGCGCCGACCGGTCGCAGCGCTCGGCCCAGTCGAACGCTGCGGCCTGCGCCTCGGGGTTGCTGGTATCCACCGGACAGTCCGCGCTGGTGGCCTGGAGAGGATTACAGAGCACGACGACGCCGATCGCGAGGGACGCCGCGACGCCAGCGAGGGAACGTTGAAGTAGCATGACGTGTGTCCTATCAGAGTATGAGACGAACGTAGTTGACGAGAACGATGGCCGAGAGGGTGATCGACAAGACCACGGTCATCCAGGGAAAGGGTTGACCGCGCGTCAACGGAGCCATGAGAGGTACGATTCGGGGCAGCACTTGTCGCAGATGCAATCCCAACTACACCGCGCCTGGGTAGGTTCGTCCAGGTCGGCTCGCGCTGGCACGATTTCCACGTGTCCGTTCTGGTCGAGCAACACGTTCGCGCGTTGAATGGCTTCGGTCGTCCGCGAACGCCAACCGTGACTGCTGGGTCGATAGTCGTCGGATAACTTGCTGTACTCGATCGCCACCGCCTTCGCCAACCTGAGCGTCCTGGTGATGCAGCCGATGTCCGAGACCATGTTGATCGGCAACATTCGAATCACCAAGTGCCACTGACGGCCATCATGGAAGATCACGTAACTACGGGTGTCATCCTGCGTGGTGTAGTTGCCGACATCCTTGTTGCGGGTGAACTTCACGTCGATCTCCGTCGATTCATCGTCAAATCAGGTGGTGGCAACCGACTCGACCTCAGCGACGTGGAACGTGCGCTGAACGCCCGCGCCGTCGAGACCGACGAAGAACCCGTCGCCGTCGGGCGAGGTGGTGGCGGTGCAGCCGATGTCGTCCATCGTGCTGAAGACCGACAGCGCTTCGATAGTGTTCTCGTCCTCGTACATGGTGTCCTCCGTCGATTTCGTCGTCGTTCATCAAAGGGTTCAACCAACGGGGAGCCTCTTGGTCACCCGATCTTCCTGACGGGAAGGGATCGAGCCCGACCTGGTCGGTGAGCCCCCGTGGGGACGCCTACCAAGAGGTACCTCGCTGGTCGAACGTTGTTGCGTTTGCCTGACGAGACGAACGTTAGCCTGAGTTGTGAAACATGTCAAACCCGCAGATACAGGCCCGTGACGAGACGATCTGCGCGCGTCGCGAGCAGTCCGACTGACGCCAACGCGTCGGCGTAGCTGTCGGCTTCCACGGTGATCCGGTGGTGAGCGGTCTGCGCGCCGTACAAACGCAGCGCGACGATTCCTAACTTCAAGTCATCATGCGTCGAGACGGTCACGTCGAAGATGAAGACAGTCATACTACGCGAGCGACGTCGAACGCAAGCAGCGGGCACGTCACGTAGCACGCGTTGAGATGTGAGTTTAACGTGACGCACGTCGGGCAGTCCTCGACCAGTCCTTCTTCGACGGTCTGAGCGTCCGACAAATCCACTCCGCAGAAGGCGAACCGAAACTGCTCGTTGACGCAACATGTCAGGTGACAGGCGTCGTCGTCGATCTCCTCGGATTGCGCGGCATGAGTTTCAGCGTCGGCGCTGACCTCGAGCACATGATCACCGTCACTTCGTCGTCGTGGTCGAAACTACGCTGGTGGAACGGATCGACGGCTGCGATTCCGTCGATCCGCCGCTCCACCAACCCACCTAGGTCAACCAAGAACCGGAGGCCAACGCTGTGAACGAAAACTCCCCGGTCGAATGAGCGACCACCAGGATAATATCAGGTTAGGCGACGCACTTCCTGACCCGGCGCATTTCCTATCTTACGCGCTGTATCACGCGTCTCGCGATATCGCGGTCTTCCCACTGACGCGCAACGGCCGACAGCCTGCGATCCGTCGCTACTTCGAGCGCGCAACGTCGGACGCGGACGCCATCCACGGGTGGTGGGGACCCAGTGGCTCGCACGTCGGCTGCAACGTCGGGATCGCGACCGGCGCGGAGATCGCGACCGGTCAACCGGTCTGGTGCCTGGACGTCGACAACAAACACGGGCACAACGGCGACGCGGCGCTGCGTCAACTCGAGGACGAACTCGGTGCGCCGCTGCCTGCGACGTACGCCGAAGATACGCCGAACGGTGGTCGTCACCTGCTGTTCCGCTGGCCGGCCGGTCGGGAGGTCAAGTCCTCCGGCGGTGAACTCGGCGACGGACTGGACGTCCGCGGTTATCGCGGCGTCGTGTTCGCCGCCGGTTCGGTCGTCGATGGCCGCGCGTACGTCGTCAGCGCGAACCTGCCGATCGCCGACGCGCCGGACGCGCTCGTCGACCTGGTGGAGCGACGGACCCGCGAGTACGCCGTGGACGGCGTCGTACGCGAGCTCGCGGATGGCGAACACCGTCGCGTCGTCGCGTACGGCGAGAACGCGCGTCGCGCGGCCTGCGAGCGACTGGCGAACGCGCAGCCCGGCGAGCAGAACAACGAGCTCTTCAAGTTCGCCCGGCAGATGTCCGAACTAGGTCAGCACGGTCTGTTCACTCGGTACGAGATCTGGTGCGACGCCACGGAGGCGATGACCGAGAACGGCTACCTGCTGGATGATCCCGGTGGCTCGTTTGAGCGCACGTTCAACTCCGGTTGGGATAACGCCGAACCGCGCGCGCCGTGGCCGCCGTGGCCGTCCGATGCTGCACGAATCGAATCAGGTGAGATCGAGGTGTGGCCCCCACCGCAACGTCCGGTGCTCGTCGCTCGTGAGTTGATCGCACGCTGGAGCGATGCGACCGACTGGCTGCTCAGACGTCGGTGGCGGCAGTGGTGGCTGCGCTACGACGAGGTCGCGCATCGCTGGATCAAGGAAGAGAACGATAAGATCATCTCTAACTCGGTGTGGACGTCACTCGAGCACGCCGTGTACGGGCCGGAGCGTCGTGACTGGAACCCGTCCATTAAGAACGTCGCCAACGTCGTCAGCGCGTTCGAGTCGTTCGCGTCGTTGTCGTGGCATCAAGAGTCGCATACGTGGATCGAGCAACCCGACGGCTACCCACCAGCCGAGTCGATGATCGTCGTCAAGAACGGGCAGTTGCACCTGCCGAGTCGCTCGATCTGGCCGCACGATCCGCGACTCTTCAACCACGTGTCACTGCCGTTCGACTACGACCCGCAGGCACCCGCGCCGAGTCGGTGGTTGCGGTTCTTGAACGAACTCTGGCCCGACGATCCCGTGCAGCAACTGATGCTTCAGGAGATGTTCGGCTACATCATCTCGGGGCGAACCGACCTGCAGAAGATCATGTTGTTGATCGGTCGACCACGATCGGGTAAGGGAACGATCTCGTGGGTCCTGCGGCAACTGCTCGGCTCCGCGGTCGCCGCACCGAGCATGGGCTCGCTCCGCACGCAGTTCGGCCTCCAGGATCTACTTGATAAGTCGCTGGCCATCATCGGTGACGCGCGTATCTCAGGTGACACACAACCGCTGATCGAGCGACTGCTGACCATCTCGGGTGAGGACATCGTCACGGTCGATCGTAAGAATAGGTCGCCTCTCAGCGTCGTGCTGACCGCGCGCTTCTTGATCTTGACCAACGAGGAGCCGGTGCTCCGCGACGCGTCGGGCGCGATGGCCAGTCGGTTCGTGCCGCTGCGGCTGCGTCAGTCCTTCCTGGGGCACGAGGATCTACGACTGAAGGCGACGCTGCGACCGGAGCTGCCCGGCATCTTGACGTGGGCGCTGGACGGCCTGGATCGACTGCTCGCGCAGGGGTCGTTCACGTTGTCAGAGACGTCGAACGAGTTGATCGCCGACATGACCGATTCAGGAAGTCCGATCGGCGCGTTCGTCCGCGAGTGCTGCGTGCTGGGCGGTCAGCATGAGGTACCGCGAGACAAGTTGTACGACGCCTGGCGGAACTGGGCGATCCGCAACGACGTTCCGCCCAGCGACAACGCGCGATTTGGGCGGAACCTGCGTACGGTCGCCGACGTGCGAACCCTCCGTCGGGGACCGGCCGGTTCTCAGGTTTACCACCATGGTGGGATCGACCTGACCGACGAGTATCAGGCACCCACCTGGAACTTCACAGTTCCCGGCTAACCTAGCGATTCCGCAGTTTTGCCTAGCAACGCTTGGTTGGCTATGGAGAATCAGGTAGTTCACGTGTAGTTAGGCGTTGCTATGCGGTAGTTAATATGTCAAATCGTTCACAGAGTGCTCTGACCAGCGATGTAGTTTGGATAGTTTAGATAGTTAAGTAGTTTCGTAACTAGCTGCTAGAAAACCATCAATTGAGAACGTCAGAACTTGTATCGAAGAACAGCAACTTGTATCGAACGTCGTCAGCTCCAGTAGAATTGTCGCAACCACTAGCGGCGATATAGTTGACTATCCTAACTATCCGAGTAATCCTAGAACTAAGGACGTTATGCGCATCGCCTGTCACGTCGCTGAAGTCGACGTCGAGGACGTACCTGGGGTGGTGGCGACGTGCACGATCTATCGTCACGAAGTTGAGTCGTTCGGGCAGACCGGTGCCAGCGTTCGGCGGTGTCTGGCGGTCATGCGAGCCGAGTGCCCGCGAGGTCGGTCGAACCTCTACACGATCGCACGTGGATCCGATCTGGGTACGCGTGATTAGGCGTAGACTGACATCATGACCACGCCGATTCCCGAGCCGGTGCCGGAGCCGTTCGCACCCGTCGACCAACGTGCGTCCGAGTTCGGCGGACGGCCGGGGTTGTACCCGCGTACGAGCGACACCGGGGTCGACTACGGACCGCTCAGCGCGGATCAGGCGCTGGCGCTGCTGCATCGCGGTTGGCGTGGTGAGACGGTGGACGTACCCGAGGACGCGTACGAGCCATACACCGTGGAGGGCCTAGGAGCGCAGCGGGTCCAGTGAAGACGCCGTCACAGCTACGCGAGTTGCACCTACGCGCGCATCCGGGGTGCACGTACGGCGATCAGCCGCACTACGTTCCGCCCGGTGCGGGAACGATCGGGTTCTTCCTCTGCGACCCGCCGGATGACGTCGTGAACCATACGCGCTGCGTTGGACCGTACGATCACGAACATGTTGATCACAGGTCTTAATGAGGGCTCACCTTCGGTGAGATCGGTGATGTTCGCTAGGCGAACAGGAGTGTTCGATAGTCGAACATCTGACGAAGGGACGCACGGATGAGCGGCAGTAAGTGGAAGATCACGTTCATCGACGGGACCGTCGAGTTCTTGGAATATGGTGAACTCAAGGTGAGCGTGAACGGCGCGTTCTTGCATTACTCGCATTCAGGGAGTTACTGGTCCGACCATAAGGCCACATACGTGATCGCCAACGTCCAGAAATGGGAACCTGTTTCTTAGTAGGCTAAACTAGGATCGACGGACGAAGGGACGATGCGATGCAGATTGAGATCAAGCTCAGCGTGATGAACGACCGCGACGAGGACGATGCGAAGGCCATAGGTCTTACGACCGAAGCCTACGAACGTCTCGATGCGGCATTGAATCAAGCTGGATTCACTGTCCTACGTGTAACGAAGTGCGTGCACTACGACGTCCTATCTAGGCAATGGGGTGACCGGCTAGACTAGGATCGGAACGCGACGAAAGGACTGGGACATGACATCACTTGTGATCTGGCGCTACGTGATTCCGATCGAGGATCAAGTCGACGTCGAGCTGCCCTACGAGGCCGAGGTGTTGTGGGTCTCGACCGATCGATCGGGGACGACGGTCGGCGAGCCGGGCGATCCCGTGTTCATCGAGATGTGGTGCTTGGTCGATCCCAACGCGGTGAAGGTCAGCACGCGGTTCTACGTCCGCGGTACGGGTGACACGTTGGAGACGGATGCTGACTCCTGGTACATGCACCTGGGGACGGTCATGACCCACCGTGGTCGGCTGGTGTGGCATGTGTTCCAACGCATAGGACACGTTGGCGACGAACTCGAGAACGCACTCGAAGCGGGTGACGCCGAGTGAGCGGCGACGTGCGCATTCGGTACTGCAACTACCGCGGCGAGATCAGTGATCGCACGGTCATTCCGATCGAGTTGTGGTGCGGGCGCACCGAACATCACACGGACAAGCAGTGGTTCTTGGAGGCCGTCGACGTCGAGCGCGGAGTCACTCGCTCGTTCGTCTTGGACATGATCATGTCGATGTCCGCGCCCATTCAGGTGAGCATGCGTGACTTCACACGCGACTCGCTCGACGGGGAAAAGCGCGAGGAACGATGCGTCTGCACCGGCCGAAACGGTATGGCAGTACGCTGCACGCGAATCGCCACCGTCGGCGACATCTGCGAGGGCTGCAGGGATCACCGGTAGTGGACGCGCTCATCGGGTTGGCCGCCTACCTCGGTGCGTGCGCGTTTTTCTTCTGCCTGGGCTACGGAATGGGCACCAACGCGCACGGCGTTACCCCTGGATTTAGGTGCCCACATTCGGGTGATCCACGGTGCGAGCGCTACGGTTGTCCAGACGATCCCGGTTGGGCAGGTGATAGTCGGTGAAGTTGCATCTCTATCGGATGTTCTGCCCGGCGTGTGGACACCTGGGTATGACGATCGTCAATCGGGTGCGACAGACCAGGCACATCGCGTGGTCAGCCCGCGTCGAAGACGGTCCCATCGAGTCGAATCCTGATCTCCAGGGTCGCACCTACGAACGTGTCACCATGATCGCGTGTGCGAACTGCGGTTTCTCGCTCGAATGCGAGATCGACGACGGCGAGGCCGTCGTCATGATCGAGGTCGTGATTGATCAACCTACGTATGGAACGCGGGCAGTCCTATTTATTAAAGACGGTTCCAGTGGACCTATCCCATTCTGACGGCGATGACGCCGAATACACACCGTTTGGCTGGTACATAGGGCCGGACGGCGTTCCGTACGAGCGCACGTGGACGAATATCCGAGCCGGTAAGATCCCGCTGGACGACCTGGACGACGAAGAACTGTCTCGGTGCGAGCTACGCGACGAGCAGGGAGAGTTCGGTCAGTCACGACGGGTCATGAGACGCGTGCCGATCGACTACCGCAAGTACGTCGTCGCTCGGCTGCGTATGAGGCTCCAGGAGGAGTTCGAGGAGGCCGCGATACGCGCGAGCCAGGTCTTCGTCGACGTCATGGAGGGCGCGAACAACGCGACCGCGTCCGAACAGCTTCGTGCGGCGACGTACGTCACCGAGCGCGTGATCGGTAAGGTGCCTGACCGGCTCGAGGTGAGCGCGGACATGGCCCCGTGGCAGGCTGACATTGCCGAGATCTTGATCGAGATCCCGAACCAGCAGGCCGACGTTCTCGACGCTGAGATCGTGGATGTCCGACGTGCCTTGGAGGCGTGATGAGTTTTGACGCGATCGTCATCACGATCATGGTTGTGCTCATCGTGATCTACATCGTGGGGCTGATGGTGTTCTGGGATGGGACATGATCATTCGTCACGACATTAGGGCCGTGGAGTTGAGTCCGGGCGACGTGATCTGGGAATGCCGCCGGTGCGGCTGGCGGTGGTGCATCACTATTGGGTTACAGTTACTCCTGAGTCGGCCTTGTCGAATTCAAGGCATTCCTGATAGCGTTAACGGGTAACGGACGACATGACGAAGGGACCACGACGATGCTGAGTAGCGAGTGGGAACGCCCGCTCGAGCGTACCCAACCTGGGGGCATTGAGGTGTGCGGTGAGGTACTACCCTCAGGTCATACCGTGTTCATCCGCAGAGTCGTAGGATCGGGCACAAGTGCCGTCCTGACTGTCACGGGTCCGGAGTGGGACGACTTCGTCACGGCGATCAAGGCCGGACAATTCGACCGCGCGTTGACCGATCTCGAGAAGTACGAGCAACTCAAGAACCGTATGCTGACGTTGTCCGTCGACCTGGGACGACAGGTTCGTGATCACGAAGACGCAGGCATGTCGGCTATGTCTAGTAAGATCCGTGTCATCGCTGACCGGATCCGCGATCTCGCTGAGATGGAGTGACCATGACGAACTCGACTAATCCCCCCAATGGTGACGTCTGTCGTGACGTCCGTCGGACGAGAACCGTTCGAACGAAGGGCCGGAAGGTCAAGTACGGTGACACGTTGATCCCCCGTGAGTTGCAGATCCTGCGTCTGATGGCGGAGGGTTTGAGCGACGAACGGATCGGTAAGATCCTCATGATCGCCAAGGACACCGTGAAGACCTACAACCGCTGGATCTTCATCAAGCTGGGCGTGAACAACCGCACTCAAGCCGTATCACGCGCGTTCGCACCGTGGGGTTTCTCGATCACGCTGCTGGGTCGACTCGTGCCCAACTCACCGCCCTCCACGCTGGACACATTCGGCGCGCGTTCCACCAGTGCCATGCGTGAGCGGGGTGTGGTCAGGTGAGCGCGGATACCGATCATAAGCTGGGTGTGCTCGAGGTCCAACGCGGTAAGCTGCGGCACGCCGTGCGCGCGCAGCGCACGGCTGGTTTTGGGTTCGTCGTTGGGATGATCATGGGGATCGGCGGTATCCTGCTCGCGACCTTCTGCTCCATGATCGGTTTTCCGCTCAGCGGTGAAGTGGCATTCGGACTGATCTGTCCCGGTCTGGTCATGGTGATCGTCAGCGCATTCGCCTGGGTGGAATTCACCCACCACGTCGACTTGGTGCGCATGGATGTGCTGAACGCCGACACGGCGTGGAGTCGCGCGGTCGAGGAAGAGCACTCGTAGTGGTCACCGACGATGGGACTGCATCTATGACCCGAGGAAAACTCACTTGGGAAATGGTGAACCAGAGCGCGATGCACAAGTACTGCAACGCTGATCCGAGGGTCTACGACAACGTGACACAGATCGTCCCCAACGACCAGATCCCAGACGAAGACTGGCACGTCGTCGAGCGAGAGAGTGATCTCGCCGACCTCGAGGAGCAGTACCGAACCCTGAAGCGCTGGAGCGAGACGGGCGATGAGCCCATCCGCAACGTCAGGCTCTACCGGTCTGAGGAGCCGCAGTGGGTTGAGATCTAGGCCTCCGATAGTCTGGTTACGTGCCCGTTCCCTACTGGCCGTTCGAGAATCTTGATCATAATGTGATCAACCAAAACCGCACGACGCTTGATCGTGCGGTTTTGCGTTATGCGCCGCGACCGGTCTCGTGGTCAACTTGCTACGATCGCCGTGGAGGTGATCGCGTGCCGTTGTTGACCGAACTCGTCATACCACAAGGCGAGGATTGGTCCACGTGGTGGGTGATTCGCGATCCCGATACTCAGGAGACGGTCGACCTGACCGATCCGGGTTTTGTCGCGTTCGGTCAGATCCGCGACGATCTACCCGAGGGCACCACGCTGCTCCACGAGTGGAGCGCCGAAGAGGACAACGTGTTGCTCGGCGTGGACGGCAAGCTGACGATCTTCGTATCCGCCGACGTCAGCGCGGAGTGGGAGTGGCGCGTCGCACGCTTCAGCGTGGAGCTGACGTATCCGGTGGATAAGACGTTGCGGGTTGACCAGGGGCGCGTCACCTTATCACGCGAGATCACCCACTAGGGAGCCGAGATGTCGTGCAGTAAGGGCTGCTGCGAGTCGCAGGCCGCGCACTACCGGTCGCTGCACGTAGCGGGCCCCGATCGGGGGTCGATGACCAAGGTGACGACCGACAAACACGACACCCACCAGGTGGACGTGACCGAACACTGGCACGATCAGCAGGACGTGCTGATTCGGCCCGAGACATTGAAGTTGAAGATCCGAACGGAACAGTAGGAGTCCGTATGGCCATCACCGTGCACGGGATCTACGTCGACACGTACGTCCGACAACTCAAGCAACAGACGTGGACCGGTACGGGCGGCCTGGATCACACGCTTGCCACGTGGAAGTGGGCGCTCTACACCGACTCACTCACCCCGAACTTCTCTGCGACGTCTCCCTCCTACTCGGCCACCAACGAGGTCAGTGGCACCGGTTGGGCAGCCGGTGGAGTGCTGTTGTCGGTCGCCGCCGCAGGTGGGACATCCGTCGTTCCGCTGCTTGCGGAGGGCACGGCGGGTTCCATTCGCTACGACTGGACGAATGACATGGCGGTAGCCGGTACCACGCTGACGAACGCCAAGGGTGGCATTCTCTACGCGGACCCGATCACGGCGCCGTACGCCGACCCCCTGGTCTACCTGTGTAACTTCGGCGCGAACTACTCCACCGTGAACGGTGTGTTCGGCATCTCGCCGTCGGCGACTGGGTTCTTCGAGATCGACATCGTCGGGTAGGTGGCCAGTTCGCAAAGCGTGCTGTTGCGCGGACAGCCGGAGCCCGAATCTGGGATCATCACCCACGGAATTCAGCTCACTCCAGCGAACACCGGTTACCCGACCGATACCACGTTCACCGTGTGGAGCGGTGGGACATCTGATCAGACGAACGACTGGGATTTCACCAACATGCGGTTCCCTGACCTCGGGGACTACTACACGTTTGGTGGCGACGACGACACGTTTACGAACTGCCACTTCCAGGCAGGCACGTTGTTCGCACTTGCGGACAACCTGACGCTCGTCAACTGCCTATTTGACGGCGGCGTCGCGTGGTCGTCGTGCAACACGGTCAGCATGACCGGTTGTCGGGTGATCAACGGCAGCGATCTTATGCACATTACAGGTGATCAACCGGGTCGAACGCAGTGCAACGACATCACGATCGTCGAGACGCTGGTTCACCTACCGTTGGCGGTTCCGGGCCACACCGACGGGCTTCAGATTCGTGGTGTTAACGGTTTCACATTGCTTCGCAGCGCGTTGGACATGGGCGAGTGGTTTCAGGTCGGCGGTGAAGACGTTCTCAACGCCGCATTTTTCCCGGAAGGTGGCAACGGCGGCAACCAGAACATGTTGCTTGATTCGTGCTACTTCAACGGCGGTGGTTACACCGTTCGAGTTCGCGCCGCGACGGGGACCTACGAGATCAAGGATTGCATCTTTGGCCCTGACGCGCAGTTTGGTCAGGTGACGCGCGAGGACGGTGGCGAGTCACAGATCGTCACGCAATCCGGTAACACGCTCTGGAACGGCACTCCCGTTACCATCTAGGAGGACGACGTGGCAGCACCGACGTTCGTCGCCGAATATGGTGACGTGTGGAACAACGGAACGACACCTAAGACCGCGTCGGTGACGACCGCCGTAGGTGACGTTCTCGTTGTAGGTGCGGGTTCGGAGGCGTCCTCCGTCGTACTCGGTGCGCCGACCGGCGGAAGCGGGACGTACGTCCAACAAGAATCCCTCGGGCCCGCGAGTAACTGCCGTGGACTGGTGCACACCGCCGTTACGGGAGTCAGTGCGCAGACGTACACCCTGTCGCAGACGAGCGACAGTCCCGGTGTCTGGTGGGGCAACTCGTGCATTCGATTCAGCGGCTCGGATGGCGTCGGCGCCGCTGAGTCGGGTAGTGGCACGGGGGCTCCGTCGTTGAGTATCACGACGACGCAGGCGGACAGCGCGATCGTGGTGTACGTGTTCGACTGGAACGCGGTAGCGGGCGGTAGCCGCGCGTGGAGGGCTGTTAACGGGACGACGCCGACGTCGATCAACACGTTTGAGCGAACATACTTCACCGATGGCGCGCATTACACGTGTTACGCGGCCTACTACCCGAACGCGGGCGCGATCGGCGCTAAGACGGTCGGATTGACCGCGCCGACCGGCCAGACATACGTCATCTTCGCCGTTGAGGTCAAGGGCACGTCCTCTGGCACGAGCGTGTCGATCACGCCGCCCGTGTTGAGCTGCGGTACGACGTTCTCGAGCGCGACGACGCGAGCGGGCATCACGATCTCGCCCAGTAAGCTGATGGGGAACACCACGTTTGGCAGTGCGGGCGTCATCATTGGGACGAACGCGACCGTGACGCCGAGCGTGTTCAACGCGAGTACCACCTTCAACTCAACCACGCTCCAAGCTGGAAGTCGTGTCACTCCTGTGACGTTGACGACCATCACCAGCTTCAACTTGACCACGCCTCAGGCTGGAAGTCGCGTAAATCCGACCACGCTCTCAGTGTCGACGAGCTTCAACTCAGCCACGACGCGAGCCGGATCTACCGTCACGCCCAGCACGCTGTCCACGTCGTCGACGTTTCCGACGTTTGAGGCCACGGTCGGATCCACGATCGAACCCACCGTGTTTGCCAACGGCACGACGTTCAACTCCTCGACCGTCACCACCGGATCGAACGCCTCGATCGCGCCCACGACGGGTAGTTTCGGCGCGACGTTCCACACCCCGAGTGGTCGTGCTGACCAACGGGTATCGCCGAGCACGTCGTCGACCGGTACGACCTTCTCGAGTGTCACGGTCTCAACCGGCTCAAGCGTGCAGATCGCGTCGACGACGCTGTCCACGGGTACGACGTTCGGCGGACTGACGTTCCGCGCTGACGCCCGACTCAGTGTCACGAAATTGGACGGTACGGCGGCGTTCTACGCACCGGGCATCACCAGTAGCTCGGGTATCGTGATCAACCCCACGACGTTGCACGTTGGCGTGCTGTTCACGGGTGCTTCGGTTCGAACCGGGTCAACGCTGGTGCCGCTGACGTTCACCGCTGGTACGTCGTTCAACCCCGTCACCTTGACGACCGGTACGACGGTGGCACCGGTCGGTTTGGCGACCGGTACGACGTTCAGCGCGCCGACGATCACGACCGGCTCACACGTGTTGGTGCAACCGACGACGCACGCGGTCGGTATCTTGTTCGGATCGCCTACGTTGCGTACCGACGCGAGGGTGACGCCGCTCACCGCTGACTTCGGCGCGACGTTCTCACCAATCGTGCACGAATCAACGCCAACCGAGCCACCGATCGTCACGGGCCCATTCTCGCTTCGACGATTCGAGATCAGCGGTCCGTTTCACGAATGAGTTGACTCTCGGGTTCCTAGTTGACAGCATGGACGAACCTGTTAACGTTGTCATCGTCAGCCGAACGGAACTAACCAGCCGCTCAGCCTGAACGGTCCCTCCGAACGACTGGTAGATCGGAGCGCGAAATCTCATAAGCGATACGGTGAGACGGAGTCTTCACTGTCGAAACGTGTGAGGGGTTTTTCACCAGGTTTGACCTCATCCAAACCGGCGCCCCCGGGTGAATCGTCGTGGTAGCGATTTGCGTCGGGGGACCTAAACTTCCACCCGGGAGATAGGTGAACGGAGCAGCCGCGAGACTGCTCCGTTCACCGTAACGCGGTGTAGGGCAGCTCGGCAGCCCGCCTGGCTCATAACCAGGAGGTCGTGGGTTCGAATCCCACCACCGCAACGGAACGGCGTGGGTTTCCATCGCTGGTCTACCACGTCGTTTCACCACGGAATCGGGGAGGATGGTAATCCACTCGCTTTGGGAGCGAGTTACACCGGGTTCGATTCCCGGGGTTCCGACGCCAGCTATGGGATAGAAATCGTGCCTGAGATGTTGGGACAAGTTAGAAGACATCGCCGTAAGGTTCCCAAATGCTAATCCGCTGGCAGGCCGGGAGATAGTCTGCTGCTAAGCTGAAGCTGAACGACACGAGACGAAAGGACAGGGGATCGTGGGATCATTAGCTGCGGTCATTGCGGTACGCGATGACCTCAAGGCCAAGTCACTGCGTGAGTTCACCGACGTGCACCGACTGTCACAGCGGTCTGAGCCGATGACGGGCCTCATTCGGGTCTACACGCCGACCGACGACGACGGCGAGAAGCTGCCGCCTGAGTCGACCCGGGTGCAGACGAACTGCCACAACATCCTGGGGACGGTTCGCGACTCGCTCTCTCGTCTCATGGACGTGGAGCTGACGCAGGACGTGGCCAACACGTCGGCGAAGGCGGACGTGATCGTTCGCGACGTCACGTTGCTCCGCGACGTGCCGGTGACCTACCTGCTCTTCCTCGAGAAGAAGCTGGTGGACCTGCGGACGTTCGTCCTGAAGATGCTGGTTCTCGACCCGGCGTTCGAGTGGTCGTGGGATGCTGATCTCGGTGCGTACAAGACACCGGTCGTCGGCACCACCCGTACGAAGAAGGTGCCGTTCGCGTTCGAGAAGGCGCCCGCCACCGATCGTCACCCAGCGCAGGTCGACGTCTACCAGACGGACGTGATCGTCGGCACCTGGTCGACCACTCGTCTCTCGGGCGCCATTCCCTCGAGCGATCGCGACGAGATCTTGTCGCGCATCGACATGCTGACCGTCGCCGTCAAGGAGGCGCGTTCGCGGGGCAACGCGATCGAGGCGACGCCTGTCACGGCGGCTGACACGCTGTTCGAGTTCCTCTGGGAGGGCTCACTGGTTGGATGACCCGTTCAGCGCTGGTGTTGCTAACGTTTTCCCGGCGCTGAACGTAGCCTCGTGGGGGACCGGCTTCCCCCTGTTGACGGTCCCCCACGAGGTCCCATAAACTTCCCGTCGTAGCACGGGAGGAAAAAGGAGCACAAGTTGAATCTCAAGTCGGAAGCTTAAACCTGGCGCCGACGTTCAGTGCAG